TGGGAATCGTTCTCGCAAACTCCCCTCAACCAACACGATCTGCTTGGTGAGCACATCCATTTTTTCCCTGAATCCGACAGTCACTTCACTCATCACTCACCTCCTTCATTGGTTGAGGCCCTGAATCTAAGCGCAGGAACCAAAGGCGAGTCTTCAGGTCCTTTCTCATGGGAATCTACCCAGATCCTTTTCACAGCCAGCCACTCATCTGGTCCGCATGGTTTTTTCCCACGCCTAGTTAGAGCCTGAAGAATGTCAGGTAGTTCGTGTCCAAAAAGAAAGACATATTGGTATCCTCTTTTATCAACTAACTCATCCAGGAGATCGTTTTTCAGTGGAAGATCTCCTCTGCACGTCACATATCTCCAATGACCTGAAACTTCCACACGATGGCCTAGAGTCCATCCAGAACCACCGTCTCCTTTTCGTTTATTGCTAACGTGAATAGGCTCGTCTGATATATCCAGAACGTAGAAGGGAGGCGGAGGCGGTTTCTTTTTTCCACCTAAACCAAACCTCTTCTTATTCTTTCTGAACTCCCTTCTGAAATTCTTATCATCGTGAACAATCACCCGTTGCTTTCTTGTGATTTGATCAAGGATAAATCCCCAGATAACCGGTGCTCCTGCAATTGAACAGGTGGGATTGTATCGACATTTGGATGCAACATGATGGCAAAGCGTGTGGTCACCGTACTGACCTTCCCTAACATCGTCGAGTGAAACCAACTCACCGTGATCAGTTATTCGCATATCACCCACAGTTCCCGTGTTCATAAAAACAGAAGGACCTTCGTCGTCAACATCGTAACGAATAATCTCACACACATGACGAGTATCACCGGTCTCCCATAGCAACACTCCCATGAGCGTGGGTGCGTGCGTCATATTCCACGGATTTTCTTCGCTTGTGAACATGGGCGTGGAACTCCCCGCATCTGTCAACATTGGAGGCCGAAACTTTCCAGCAAGACCCTCCTGACCAAACCTTGCCCAGCAGTCCAGTGAGTGTTCGTAGTCGAAAACAATCCCAGACTCGAAGCTAAGGTAAATTGACTTGAACGGGAGTCGCGGGTTTTGAGCTTCCTTTTCTCTTGCAATTTTCTCGATAAACGAGGTGCTCATATTCAAAATAACGTTATCGAATGGAACTGCATCTACCCTTTCAGGATTCTTGCTTCCAGTCTGCTCCTCAAATAATTCGTCAAACATATCAAGAGAGACAAGGCCGCTCCTTTCCTTTATGACACTCACTTGTGAATTCATAGACGTAAGAAACAACTCGAAGACCTTAACCTGCAATGCTGCATAGTAATTTTTGCTGATTGAATAAACCCTTGCGTCTCGCATCCAAGGCCAGATATTTCTAGTCACTCTCATGTCTGCTGCCTGATTAGTCATAAATGCGAGACAATTTAGATAATTCTGAGCACTTGGGTGAAGTGATGAATGGGCGTTCGTTACCCAATCAGAGTTTTCGTGATCTCCGCTATACAGACCACGAACCTTTTCACGCAGTTTGCGCTCTTTTTGTTTCTTAAGGAGGGCAGCTTTCTCCCTTCTAAGGTGATTGTTAAAAGACACAATCTCAGTATCCAACCCTCCTCCGGGTATAACATCGTTGAGATTTCCGTCTCTCCAGTTGTGTCGTCCTTTTTTCATTCTCATATTTTCTCCCTATGTTAGATTTGGCGTTGGTGGCCATTTCCTTCCTTTATCCTTCTTTCCCTTGCCTCCATCTCTGCGCGACTGACTTCATTCAGTCCGTCTACGCTTGGTGGTGATTGTGTGTATGATATTCCCTCTTCGATTCGCGCAGCATCCCTAAGAAAAAGTGATATCTCGTGTCTATTGGCCTTTTCCATCCTCCATGGATCTGAATTACATTCAGCGATCCATCCAGTTAGTGAAGTTCGTAGATCTTCCATCGAGAACCCAAATCCCAAAGCTCGCCTGATCGACTGAAGCCTCTTCTTATCCAAGACCGCTCTCGCGTTCTTACCAAGTCCCTTTCGCCACATGTGAAAAAGGTCACTTTCCTGATCACTTGGATTCTTTGGCCTACCGCGCGATTTCTTAACAGGAACTATCGGTATCCGTTCAACTTTCTTTGTCTTTTGTGCTTTACGATCCAATTGAAACAGTATCCCGGCAGGGAATAGATCGTTCTTTTCACAAAGCTTCAAAATCCTTGGAATTTCACCGATACCGACCTCACAGAAGTATCTGTCCGTGAACAGAACCCCACTCCGGTCAAAAGTCGGTGATATCAAGCCCTCGCGAATAGCAGAAACGATTCCACTTTTTATATCACTTGAGTTCTTGGATGGAAGACGAAGTTCGGCAGCGATGGAGGCTGGATTACACTTATCTCGACACAGCTTAGGCCATGTCCCAAGAGAAAGTGACCTTAAAGCCAATGCCTCCACCGCTACCTTAGCCCACCATCCAGCACGAACTGATGAACTGTCCCGACCCCAATCAGGTGTTGCAAATAATGCCTTCACTAGAATGGAATGTCGTCATCATCGTAAGCAGAGGAACTAGATCCATTCCCATTTGAATTAGTCGTTTCCTGATTCACTGGGTCCTTCTTCTCTGTCGGTGCCGAGTGACTTCGCATTGCTGAAACGTTCCAATAAGGCTCCGGCGCTCCGTGAGGGTGATCCTCACTTGAAAATGATGCCACTTTACTGACAGACGGGTACGTTTTGCCGTTTCTGAACTCCATGTTGATGATTGTCTTGATACACTTTCCAAGAAACACAGACTTCACTGAGTCGTCACTCGTAAGGTCACCTTCCCAGCCATCTGGTGAAACTGCCAGAACCGCCTCTTTTACGAAACCAATCCCCCGTTCGGTTAAGTTAACAAACCAAAGACAATCACCTGAGGAACTACCTCCAGGAGAAAGACTCTGCACCACCACTAGTTTGAAAATCAGTGCATCATCACCTTTTCGGGTTTTGCTGCGATTGTAGCCAACTACTCGCATGACATAGGTTCCAGCGGCTAACCTCTCGAAAACCCGACCGTTTTCATCTGGTGTTGCCGTGTTGAAATTTGAAAAATCGCTCATATCACTTTCCTTCCTTCTAAAGTACGTCTTCAGGTTGTGGGATTACTTTTGATTTCTTCTGTTTTCCGTTCTTCTTTTCCTTCTTTGGTTTTCCAGAAAGCTGACCCTCTTCGCGCCACTTTGCAATCTTCTCGACAACCATGTCAGGGGTTTCAATTGAAGGATCTAACCACTTATCCAAGGCTGGATGACCTTTTCCTTGTTCAAGCCGTTGACCATTGTAAAAACCGCCAACCGTTCTCAGCGCGTGAACCACGTCGCCGTTCTGACGTTCCTTAACTTCAGCCCAGAAAACCATGTCAAACATTGCAGCAACGACTCCAGGGAGTTTTTTCGTTCCAAGCGACATTCGCCGAATAGGAACCTGACCGTCTCCTCCGTCAGCCGACTCATCCAGGAAGGTTCCAATCAGCATTGGACCCATATCTCTGAACTTGCGAACTAACCGAACGCACATGTCCGAGTATTTTTTCCAAGTCTCAAAAGTCCACGACTTGTTTCCACTTTCGCCAACCTCGTCAGCAACCATGCGAAACAACTCAGTGAAACTATCTACAACAATTACACTCGGAACCCACTCGCTGTTCTCAGAAAGCAAGTCACGGGTAATCCACTTTATGCAGTGAGTCATTTTCTGAAAGTCACTCAGGTTATCGTACTCCGGGATCCCCTGATCTCTCGTTATCACCACAACCCTTGCATCTCTGTTGGTATCACCAACACGACCTTCAGCCTGTGACTCAGTTAATAAAACAAGGCAATTCTTAGCGCGACAAGACCATGTAGTCTTACCTGCACCGCTACTGCCAACGATAGCAATATGACGACTCGGAATAATGTCCGACTCGCCTATGGTTTTTGAAATCATGCTATTGAAAACGTCAAATGACATTTCTCTTTCTCCTTTCACTAGTCAAAAAATGAGGGGATTATCCCTCGTTGGTGAGACTCATCATTGCCCTCGACAAGTTCGACAGGTTTTGACGTGTCCCTTGATTCAAAAAGACTGAACCCAGCCCCGTTGATACTTGGGCAGATTGGTGTAAACGAACACCCTCCACCCGTGAAATCTGAACAACTTCCTCGCATTGGAAGCCACTCGTCAGATATAGCGAAGTTCCCACTGAGTCGTTTTTTTCTATGAATCTCTCGGGCAACTCCGTAAGACCCTTTCTCAAACGCATCCAGATACTCAGCGGTCGGCCTCCTCCAAATCCGGTAACGCATATTGCTCGCTTCATACCTGACTTTGGAAATAAACGCCTCCCACTCGTCAGAATCAATCTGATTGGTCCAATCCTCACACTGAAACCCTGAAAGCCATGTTGCGGCAGCGTTGACCACATCTTCATTCAGCGTCTTGGTTTGAGTACTTATCCCAATGAACCCAGATCCACCGCATTTATCACAATCGTTAACACCCATCCCACCGCAGTCTTGGTTTATCTGTGATGTGATAAGAAATCCGAACATTGGATTTTTCCCAATTGAAGGATGATCTTTTTTCAATTTAGCAAGGCACTTACCTTTTCTGCATTTTGTAAGACGGACTTCCTGGTTCATAATCTTCTTTCGGGTTACGTCGTAAACAATTCCAACGGGTTTTCCGAAGATCTTAGATGCCGCCCACATGTATCCCCATGCTTGAGGATCATGTTCGATATAGGATTCAAAAGCAGCCTGAGTTGACATTGACGTGGTCTTTAACTCCCAGACCCATAGATCTCCAAACTCACCATCCTGAACAATTCCATCCATCTCAAAACCATAGTCCCACTTTGAATGACGTCTTCCGTTTTCATTTATCAGCGGAACACGACCCTGAATGGCCACTGCCATCGGGTCCATTTGTCCTGGGTGCCATCTCAGAACCATATCTTTCAACAGTTCGGCTTGCTCATTTACCTTGTCCAAATCCCACGGAGTTGACAGACCTTGTGAGTTCAGATCAGTCCACATTGACGTCATATCTGAAACCCATTTTTTCAGATAGTTTCCAGCGTCTTCATAGCTTCCTCCGAGAAGGATTCCCGAAATCATACTGTGAAAAACTGTTCCGACGTGAAGGGGCATGTAGCCTCCTTTCTTCTGAAATCCAGCAATGTATCTTAAAGCGAAGTTTCTTTGGCACTTGCTATACGCGTTCCACATTGACGCGGTGAATGTTTCCCTCTTTTCGAGATTCCCAGTGGGGTAATTTTCAGGAAGAAGTAGTTTATGATTTTCCCAGTTCCTAAGAACGGGCGCAGGAAGGTATTTGATTTTCACTGACTTTCGGGTGTATGGTGAGTCATCTAATGCTGGTCGTCCCATGAGGACCTCCTTTATGTTAGTCAAGTTGGTGGAGACCCTGGGCATCCCGGCCCGGGGTCTTTTTTTATCTAATCTCTACTTTCTTGTGGATGCAAAGCGCGTTCAGCCCATCTCCCGCGTCTTCTAGGCTCTCACTATCCAACCACTCGTTCGTTACGCAGAGCGCGCCACACAGACGCTCCCTGTCGGCGACAGGCATGTTAGGCCATCGGGACATCCATGCTCGAAAGGTGACATAACTGACACCCACTATTTTGCAAAATTCCCTCTGAGTTAAACCCATGAGTGAAATACGACCGCGAACTCGCCTGTCCAAGATTCCAGCTAGTTTCATAATTTATGTCCCGTCAATATTGGTGTATCTATTTAACCTAGATCACTTAAGTACCTGGGTTAATTAACTAGATAGGTTAAATAATACTATGTTAAAAAGAGTGTCAATAGATTCAAAAAAACTGTAAGAAAGCAACAGGTTACATGGGCCATTTCGTGTGGATAACAATTATCCACCGCTGTCAAGTTATCACAGCGCCACAGTTATCTAAAAGCCCTCTAATTACCAAGCTTTAGAGATCATAAATTAGTAACCGCTGAGAAAGAATCATGTGAATCAATGGCCTTATTTATGACGTGATTCATATTTCCTAGCATTTTCAAGAACATGAGTGTGAGAAAATCGGGATAGCGTGAAGGTGAGCACGACCCCAAACCTCCGCGCTATCCCTCAAGGACATCATGCCCCTGTTCGTGGACTATAAGCCTATTTCAGTTTGGTGTCATTGTTGATTGTTGACACCTTTCAATGATCTTATGTTCAACTGACCATTGGGTAAATTCCTTGAAAAGACCGTTCGAAACGCACCTTGGCCATTCACCACCGGATTTCAGATAGAAGCATGCGATAACAGCCTTATTTGATGCGCTGAAATAATCCCTCTTGGCTTTTGCTTCACTCCACTCGTAAATCAGATGATCAACGTACATTAACATCTTATGGTCAGTGGCCATTATTGAACCTCGACTGGGGTGGGTACTTTTCTTCCAACAACCTTTGAAACGATAACCATGGTTTCACTGACCTGACCATTTTCAATCTCGCTGCTCATCATAATCGACTTAGAGAGTCGACGGTCACACCCGTTACCAAAATGAATCATCGTAACGATAACCTCGACACTTCCAGTGGTTTTTCTCAGTTTTCCATCATACTTGGTTAGGTCAATGGACTTTGATGAGTTGATCCTGAAATCAACACACTTCATCCAGGCTTCCATCACTGTCACAATCCCATGTGAATCGTTCAGCATCACGTCGAGTGCTGCGGTTATTGTTCCATCTGGAAACTGATGCACGATAGGTCCTATCATTCTTTCCCGTTCATTCTTCCGAAGAAAAAGAAACAGGAATGGTTGAAGCTCCCCAACCTGCTCGTCAGATCTCATTGTCCTTGCTAACTGGTGTATCTCATTTCCAGCAACCATCAAGTCATGCCAGAACTCGTCTTCGTAAATAGCCTTCGCGTCTTCATTTTGGGAGAAAACTTGAATAGCTCCCTCTTTTATAAACTTTCCCATTATTAATAATTCCTTCTTGCGTTAGATCGTTGGTGATACATTGTTTTTGAAGTAGACGTCCCCACGTCTACTGCTTTTCAAAACTGAAGACACTGGCTCCCCAATTCTTCCAATGTCTTTAGTGAAAACTCCTCCTCTTGGCCGGGAGGGATTCCTCCCGGCTCCCTTCACTAAATTAGAAATGCAGTCTCCGCGCCAATGGCATCTGTATTGACCTTCTCGACAGAATGACAAATCGTTGTCAGGCTATCAACGGAACAATCTATCCCAAGTCCAATTACATTGGGGAACCCGGGATCTTGTTTTTTGAGTCTCCACTCATTTAGCCAAACGTCACCCACACCACATTCGTCATCCGTGACGAATATGATATCAGCTTGTTTCATTTTCTCGTTGTCTTCCATGATGGTCTTCACTGCCCAATCAAGTGCGGGTTCGTAGCGTGTTCCACCTCCTCCAATTTTAGATGACAACCACCCAAGAATTTCATCAGTTATCTCACCACCGTCGGACTCAAAGACTAGTTTTATCCGGTCTTCAAATGTTCCAATAACAAGATTTCTCTTCTGTTTCCTGCATATTGAGGCAAGGACGATAGCAATGGCCTTTGCCCACTCCTCTCTCTCGCCAGCCATGGAACCGGATTCGTCGACAAGATAAACGACTGGTCCTTTCGCCATCGGAACTCGTTCTTGACATTGATAGTTCATCAACGACCGTTCCACGAAGTCCACCCAGAACGTGGTGGCGATATTTCCACCCATGACCATCCGAGCGATTTCCTCAGGAAGTGCCTGTTCAATATCATCGCTGAACTGAACTCCAACGATCTCACCAACCGTTGCGTCCATCTTGGACTTTTGAGCGCGATCTGCAACTCTGAGCATCCGACCAGCCATCTCCATGATTCGATTTAGCTTGTAAGACCGTTCTCGAATCATATCAGCGCGGCGATGACGCCTCTCGATTTCCGCTGGTGTGGGTATTCCTCCTTTTCCAATTCCCCAACCTCCACCGAGAGTCCCTTCAACGAGCGCAAGTCTATCCAATTCCTCAACACACTCTTCACACGCGCTTCGTATCGCATTTCTGATTTCAGGCAGTTTCCACGTCACCTCGGACATGAATCTTTGAGACTCTTGCTTGAGAACTCCAAGCGCATTAGTTATGCCACCAAGAACGCTCGTAATGGCCACTCCCTGCCTCTTTAGGTCGTTCAAGCCCTCTAGCTCCTCCCTAACCATGCTTTCGGGCTTTACAACGCCTGTCCAGGGCGGTAAGGACTTCCCAAGACGGTTCATCAGGACCCCATGAGCGACACTAGTCGCCCACGGGTCACTTTCGATACGTCTGTGAAGGGTTTTGACTTCAGGAAGTCCGTGCATTTCATCCACAATCAAATTCACCCAACCTGTTCCGATTTCACTCGGTTGCGGTCTGGATGGATTCCAATCAGAGGCCAACATGAGCCAGACTGCTTTGCTCATTAGGGTTGGAGACACATTTGGCACGTTCTGCCACCCTGGATTCCAGAGTTCTTGATTTTTGAATTTATACCAAAGGATTGATTGATGGTCATTTAGCTCATACATGCGCTGCCACTCCTAAAGCAACGTCACAACGGCGTTTCAACTCTTTCTTGATTGACTTTGCTTCTTCAAGAATTGATCTGAGTCTCGGCGTGTCTGTTCTTTCAACAAACTCCGTCAGGTCAGCAACCACATTGGTCGCATATCCGTTCACACTCGAAACACTCTCAATCCAGTTGCTTGCGTTGTGGTCAGTCGGGAGTTGGTCATACTCAGCCTTAAGCCTATCCAGTTTTCTCACTGCCTCGGAAAGAAGTGGATTCGAAACCTTACCAACTGCTGAGATAATAGCGTTTCTTTCCTTTGGAGTTTTCCAAAGAGCATCCGCCATCCACTCGAGATGCTTTGGTCTCAGTGCGTCGTCACCATCAAGGTACGCAAACGCAGATAAAGCAGTGCTGATATTTCGCCAAGTTCTCGGCGTTGCTTGAATTCCCTCAAGGAGTAACCCCGACTGAATTGCACAAAGTGCGTCTTCGGTCTCTTTCGGAAAGTTCGCACCCATCTCAAGGATTGTTTTTTGGGCACTGTGAAGCTCTTTCAGCGTAACTAGTGTGGTTGGTTTTGGCGAGGACCATCTTCGGATCAACTTTCTGAAGTTGGACTCTTCTTTGATTTGACTTGGTGCGACGTAGCAGTACAGATACCTGTCCATAAATGCCGAGTCCCGGTTATCAGTCAAAAGGTGATTACTTCCCGAGAACATGCACTCAAGTGGGCATTGAACTAACTTGTCGCCATTCCAATATTGACGCTCGTTCATAATCCCAAGGATTGCGTCTCTAACTTGTCCACCCGAGCGGCCTACTTCGTCCAAGAACGCGATATTTGCTTTTGCAAGGTATCTCACAAGCTTCCGCTCGTAGACGTCGTTTCCTTTCTGAAGTTCACTTGTTTTCAGAGGTCCAATGATATCTGAAAGAACTTGAGTCGGGTGACATTGTCGGTCAAAGACCGTTGCGTCTGTGAACATTTCAGCAAGGTATCGAACCATCTGGCTCTTTGCTACTCCTGGATCTCCAAGAATAAACGTGTTGAACTTTCCAAGAACTGAAGCAACCATCACAGTTGATAACTCCTCCCTTTCCAAAAATGCGTTGTTGAGTTGGTTTCTAATGGCAATAAATTTGTCTTGAACTTTGGACATAATGTCCTCCCTTTTTAGTTGTTGGTGTGGATTGATTTTGAATCTGTAATGAATCTTCTTCTGATGTGGTAACGACCCTCAATGAGAAATACCTTGTCGAAAGTGCTCATAGGTGGTTTTCCGGTATGGATAGCGCCTATCTTAATCTTATCCTTAATAAGATCTTTTAGTTCAGCCCTTGAATATTCAGGGTAATAAGATCTGAAATATCCCATAGCACTTGTTTGGTTTTTGAAATATGAAGTCGATTCATAAGAACTATACAAATCCGCTTCATCGCATCCACATTTGGTGTCAATAACACCGCCCGATTCAATAAGCCCAAGCCTTAAGAGTGCTTCTGAATCAACCTTTGTGGAGTATTGGGATTTATCATCCCTTACTGAGAATTTACAAGTTGCACACTCCTTCACCTTATAAATAAGGCAAAGCCCGTCCCCGGTTGGTGTGAATCTTGAGTATCCATTAGTCAGTTGGTGTTTTGACATGGTTTCACCCTTCCTTTCTTCGTTCTTTGTAAAGTTGCTTCTGTCTCTCTTTTCGTGACGCCTTTATGATGTCATCGAACTCTTCAGTTTTATATTCACAGTCCATGCACGAAAATGCCCACTCCATGGACTTTCCAGTACACTGGTCGTGATAGGGGTAGATTGTTGTCCACTCTATGTCGCCACAGAGTGGAGTTTGGATAAATCCCATTGCTTCCACGGTCTTCACGGTCACATTGATTAGCACTCGACGTGATTCGCAACCCGGGCAGGATGGAGTGAGTCTTACGTTCTTCACATCCTCTTTTTGGAATTTGTCAAACCATCTACCGTTTGAAAGAACTTCAGAACGTTCACAGTGTTCCAATGCTTCCTGTCTAGTTAGTCCCGTTTTTCTAATTTCCCCGCGTTTGTTGTTTCCTGGAAGGAACCGGATTATTTTGTAAGTATCTTCTGTACCGTTCATGGTCTCCTCCCGGTTGCTTTAGCGAAAATTTCCAATGCTTCTGACTTCCCGCAGGGTGAACAGATCATCGTTTTATTGTCTTTGCGAGATAGTGCGTTGAACACCTCCCGATCCCCTACCCATAGACGGTCTTTTTCACATCTTGGGCACTTTCCTCTTTGGTCTTTTGGTGGATTGTTAATGTCGATCATGGTTTTCTTTCCTTCTGTGGCAAGTTGGGCACACGTTGTCGGTGATTGTTTCTTTCCAAGCGAGATGGTCGCGTCTTTTGATTATCCGTTCCATGAGGATTCCCAATAGGCAAGACGCGACCACCCATGCAATAACATAGGCGGTCGCACTGCCGAGCATTACTCTGCTCCCATCATGGACTGAACTTCCCTCACAAGTTGCTCAGTATCGCTGGACAAAGACTCAACCAAGTCCTCCGAAATCTCTCGATAGAGTTCCAGTTGGCATTTCAAAGCAAGTGCTTCCTGAATAGTCTTTTCCTTCGTAGACTCGCGAGTGGACTTCGTAAACTCCGCTACCTTTTCACGAATTTCCTTGATACCACTCTCAAACCCTTTCTTCGCTTCAGAGGTAATGGTCGCCCGTCCCTCTGGGTGATTAGCAGCAGGGATGATTGACATGTGAGTTCCCTCACCGCCGATCATCTCAATCACATCGCGAAGTTTCTGAAGGTCTTCCATTCGAGAAGCTGGCACGAAGTAAGCGTGACCAGACTTCTTCAAACGAATCCGACCGAAGTGCTTCAGTGAACTACGAATCATCTGAGAAATATCAGGTGACGTGAAAAGCCCTTTTCGTCGATTCCATTCATCCAAAATAGTAGCCGCAACAGGATTGCTTGGTGTTACGGTACACCCACCACTTTGATCAGCCGCCACTAGAAGTGGTTGACCTGGGTTGTTTGGATCGTCTGGGAAGAATCCCAGCTTCGCCAATGGTTCACCCAACTCAACGTCACGCTGCATAACGGGTTTTTCTTCACCCGTTACGCTGACAGGGTAGATCCCCCAAACGTCATGGGTTGGTTCAGACGAGATGCGAATGACTTGTGCATCTGCAACTCCTACCGAACCTCGCCCGATAACATAAGCAAACACCTTTCTCGCTGAAGGTAATGATGGTAGATGGATTTTTGACAACCCAACCTTATCAAAATACTTTTCCAAGTCGGTATCTGTAACAGATGCTTCAGATCCTACGTCATAGAATGTAGTCGCCCCAATATACCCAGTCTTATCACCGAGTGCTTTTTGGCTGCGTGAGATTTTATCAATAGTTTTCTTAGCTAAAGTTCCCATTTTTAATCATCCTTTTCATTCATGCGTTGTGTGACAAGTTCAAGAGCCTCAGAACTAGCTTTGCCAAATGCAGACTTAACTCCATCAGCAAGCTCTAGTTTCATAAGCCCGTTCTCGGTCTTAAGAGTCCCCAGTCCAAATACCGCGAGTGCGGTTCGGATATTTGTCAGTTGAGATCCAAGCGTCACCTTGCTCTTTCCCTGCTTACACCCGAGGCTCTGGCTGTATAGGTCATCCATTGAAAGACCGTCTGGATTCCAAAGCAACAGAGATAAAATCTGCGCCCATGCGACATGATTTCTACTGGGTCCAGATGGTCCCCGTTCTGATTTTTTAGCAGTCTTTTCAGCATGGTTTTCCCGTGCCTGAGAAATCAACGAGTTCATGTCCAACACAGGGGTCTTCTTCCCGTTGCCTTTGCTTGAAACCTTTGGGGTCTTTAGCTCAGACGCAGTTCTGATTGCCTTTTGAAGAAGTGATGGCACTCCTTCGCTTTTTTCGACCTCTATGTCATTGTCTTTTAAGAACTTGACCAGATCCTTTCGTGGCTTTGCAGCGAAGTGATCTGCGACTTGTTCTGTTGTTAATTGTGATAAATTCATGTTTTCTAAAATCCTTATCAATAGTCAAAGTTGGCTAAGATTCTCGAACGAAAACCTTAGTGGGTTAGAAACCCAGTTAGCACATCCACACAAGTGATTGAGCTAACTGAAACTCTAAAGCCTAGTTCTTCAATTACCCGCAGAGATGTGAGGTCTCCGAGGGTAATGAAAGTCATTAAGGGCAGGATGGGCACCGGGAACCATATTCCTCAATTTCCCACTCACCACATTTACACGTTTCACCAACGGCAGCAGGTCTGAGAATAGAGCGTCTTTTCTTCCTAACCAGTCGAGGGTTTCCATCTCCATGCTGACCTAACTGAAAGTCGTTCTCCCACTTCAAATCAAACTCCACGGCTCCCGACTCAAGAAAGCATTTAGGAAGTCCCTTTTGAGCAAGAAAGTCTGACTCGTCTTCCAAGGTTCCTGGAAGCAATACCAGCAGATTATCGAAAGTCATATATCCTATGTCGACTTCATCTTCATGGCCCATAAAGACGCAATCATACTTGTTCCTCAGTTGTTTGAAGATATTTCCACTCACGGGTTCGTATGTTATTCCCTCGACGTGACAGATATGAGTGTCCTCGTAATTCTCAAAGGAGTCTTCATACTCGCGACCGATATAATCCGCATACATGTCACGTTCTTTGATAAGCGCATCTCTATCTTTTTCAAGGTGATCGATAATGTGAAGGTAGTTTGCCTCCTTCACTCTTATGAACATATCCAACATGAAGAAGTCTTTCGCTTTTCGAGCATCCTCAATGTGTTTGTCAATCTTAGATTCCTGAACTCCGTCCATTGGAAGCATTCCATGTAAAGTTTGAACCTGTTTCATTTTGTCACCTCTTTCATTTCTTCTAAGTGTTTGACATGTTTGGAAACTTCAAAAGCAATTGAGTTGCTTGTGTTTGCCGGGACTCCGCACACATTTAACGCGCCAGCAGCGTCGACGTTGTTATAGCCAGTGCATGTCATTAGATGAAACGCATACCGACGGGCTGAGTTATCGCGCTCAGTGGAGCAACCGCCTATGGACAACCCAAGGTCAGGTCTCTCGCCTCTCATCACGCAGTCATATTCGAAGTCAATATCCTCAGTCATATATTCAGGAAGTAATCCTTTCAGCAAATAAAGCATTGTAGGGTGCTCCTCGGTCTCGTTGTTGATTTTATTCACTCGCATCATTGCTTTCGCAGTGACCTCTGCGTCATCCAGGTCGTTCGTGAAGTAGGTTGCGTTCTTTCGGGTCTTGATTCTAACTTCGTACTCGTTGACGTCGTTGAGGTGAAGTGTAATTCCGTACCCGAAGTCTTTTATCTTTTTCATGGTCGTGCTCCTTGATTCATTTATAAGTGGGTTTAGCTTTTGAGTTGATAGACCTGTCCGGTCCCATAACTGTTTGCAATGTCAACAATGACGCCAGCTTTCAATGCAAGGTTGATACAGGTGCCAAGTTGGTTTTGACACATCTCATATTGAAATTGCAGGCAATCGGACTTCTGTCTCTTACCCGCAGCAACCCACCAAGCCACATGCAACCGTTTGAAGCGGACACGGGGGTTCTCTCTGCCGTCATTGATCTGCCATTGCAGAAGTTCACGAAGCAAGCTTACAACTGCTTCAATCATCAAGGTGTTCATCTGGTCTTCGTAAGTGTTTTTCATGGTGTCGCGCTCCTTGGCTAAAGGTATTTTTTGAAAAAATCGTTGTTCTTCTTCTTGAGTTCAGCGTCTTCCTGAAGTCGCTTTTCATACTCCAGGATCTCAGCAATATCCTCGTCCGCTCTGAGGAGTCTCAGCCCCTTAAGTCGGCGGTCTTTGTTGACTTTTGCCATCGTCTTTCCAAGTTTGTAGCCCTCCAGCATCGCTCCCTTCAGGCGTCTTTCGTTATTAGATTTGTTGTTGTTCATTTTTGCTCCAGTAAGTGTTGGTGCATAAGTCTTCCGAGAATCACCCGTGCTGCGTTCAGACGGGCTGGAAAACGATGCGTTCTCCCGGTCTCAAAATCGTTGATTGTTTGAATAAGTAGGTCTCTTTCCTTCTTATTGAGTTGGTCTTTGTAATCGTTTCCTAGCGCAGCGTTGAAATTGTCGTACTCCCGCGCTCTTCGTATCAATCGTCCAAGCTCACTCATTGTCGTGCTCCTCGGCCCGGGAAACCCGGGCCAGTTGATTTGATTTTCAGGATTGTAATGTTGTTGAGTTATGCGGGTGTGCAAAGGAAAGGTGATACGGTCCATACTCCGCCAACCTCATGCTTGCGTTTCCGTCCTCGCTCTTCGAGAAGTTTCACTTTCAAGTTCTTAAGGTTGACCTTAACAACTTCACCCAAAGATTGTTCACCGTGCTTGCGTCCAAAATAAACTCGGTCGCCAGTTTTGAATTTCTTGTTGTTCTTTTTCTTGTTTCTCTTTATTTCATTTTCCATTGCTTTTTGAAGTTTGCTTTTCATGTCGTGCTCCATGCCCTCTCGGGCTGCTATGTGGAATTAGCTCCACTATTAAGGTCACCCCCGTTAGGCGGTGACCTCCGTAGTGTCTCCAACTACGTCCTCTGTCATCAGCACAGAATCGAACTGTGCTTATCGCTCCAGCGATGCGTCGGTTGTTTTTTTGAACTCCTTGGTGCCCATGCGCCTTCTCCGTTTAGCCTCGCCGTCCTGGGGGCCTCACAGTTTCCGTATTCCTGTCACATGATTCTCAATCCGTGGTTCTCTCACTCTCCCTGGCTGGCGGCGTCTGCTGGCATGTTAGGCTTCTGCTCGCGGCCCTTTGGAGGCTCCCGGTTTCGTTTTCTCTCTGGCCGGTTGGGTTGGCAGGTCGGGCGATGGCTTTCATCTCATCGTGGCTCCCGGGTGTTCCTGCTGCCCTTGAATTATTCAGTTGTCAATTGCGGCCTGGGTGAAAATTTTTCCTCCCCCGCAATTATATTGTAACATCGCCCTTTATCTTTTGTCAAGCATTTATTTTTAGATAAAATAAAGGGGGTTTTTAGCTTATTTATGAAGGATCTTTGAAGTGAGAGAACTGGTAGACACCGGCTGGGAGTATTGATTTCATGGATTGGAGTAACAGGTCGAACACTGTTCCAGATCCAAGGTAGGGAGGGTGGGGACCACCGAAGGCGTCATCCTGTCCTGATTCAGACTCATCTTCCTGGAGGTGACCACCATAGGGTTCGTTGGCTGGTCTTGGACCTGCGTTCGGTTGAAGGTATGTCGCGGGAGATAGCTCTAACTCAGCGGTGAAGTTTATATAAACCTTACACGCATCACTAAGAGCGGTTCGAAGTATGGTGTTCACATATTCCGGTTTATTGAAAATAGAATACTCAACGGGAAGAGTGCTTTTGGTGACTTCGTTTCCTGGAGTTGGTTCAGATATAAAAAAAGAACAGGTATTCACTTTTATCTGTTGAAGGAGGTTGAATCTGGCGAGTAGATCTCCAGACGACCAATAACCTGTCTTGATTCCCGATATGTGAACGTCATTTCCTACTATATCAACCACCATGTAATAGGTTTCTTGGATCTCAATAATCCTTCCAAGAATTGCATCATCTGGTGGACCGGCGACGATTGTTAATTCTGTGTCTGATTTAACCAGGAACTCAGTTTCTTCATCTAATGATCTAGTGGCTTCTCTGAGAAAATTGAATAACGTCTTAAAGGTTCCACGATGGCCCATTGACCCAGCGTTGAGTGCGGCTCTCCAGGAAGGTTTATGGTATAAGTCGAGGAAAGGGATTCCATAAAAGTCACTCACACTCCGCAGCGTAGTTTTTCCCTCAAGGCGGAGAACTACTGTATCGAAAAACGCTTTAGTCGACTGGCTTATAGCTTGAAGCATCGTAAACAACTTCCTCCGGGTCACCTATCGTGAATTTCCAAACTTGATCTGAAGGACTCAATGTTAATCCAGTGAAACTAGTTGATGTCTTACCAGAATAGTCAAACCTTAAGCTTCCGACGAATATAGAACCAGAGTCAGTGAATCCAATAGTTGTCTCGACTGGGAGAGAACCACTTCCTGCGGGAACGTCTGACGTGATTCGGGTAACTGGATTTCCTATGACTTTTTGAACTGATTGACCCATAGCAAGTGTCAGACATTCAAGTGGGTTTAGTTCCTCGGGTGCTGAGGGAACTATTAACATGTGAAGAAGGACTGCTCCGGTTTTATAATATGGAGGCATCCGAAGTCTGCCTCTTAGCGCCGGTCGGCATCTGTTTCTATTCACGACCGTGTATGCGTTGGGGACTGTTATCTCTTGTCCAAATCCAGGACCGTATTCGAGGATCAGGTGATAAACGCCTGGAGGACATGATGGGGATGCAAACTTAATAGTGTCTTCAGCACCTACTGGACCGTAGGGGATCAGTGAAGTCTTGCTTCCGGGTTCAGCGGAGTATAGGAAGTCCGCATCAGGGTACAGGTTATTCGTTGCTGAGTTCTTAAACCTTGCTCTGAATACAGAGTCTGGAAATCCGTTGACGCAAACGGCCTCACATACCCACCCACCTTCATCAGGAAGAAGTCCGTTTGCAGGGAATAGAACTAAACCTGTGAATTTATCTGAGGGTGAACCCCAGCCAGTGTCTATCTTCCCGCCGAGATATCCTACCGGGGTGGGACTGCCGTATCCCCAGTCGTAAACGACTTGACCGGTTACGCCTGGAGAGACACTGCTTGGACTGCCATATCCCCACTCCATCTATCTTATACATTCCTCTTGCAAATGATTGTGACTGTTCCAAAAGATGATGCGGCGTGAACACCTCCAGCCCAGTCTTGTTGAACGTACACTGCGAGAACTTTTCTTTGTCCGATCACCGTGTTCAGGTTAGTGGCTTGTTGATAGGTCGCCGCGCCGGGGTTTGCTGGCGCGGAAGCACTTAGGGAACTGACGAGAACTGCCCCTGCATAGTCATTCACTTGCCACTGTCCTTGAGTCATCACATATAACCCGAATTTCAACTGACCACCTAAACTCGAATCACCTCCATTTCTTAAGGAGACTGAGAACTCGTTAATGGTTCCAGAGATTTCGTTTGATATGAACCCCACATGGGCAGTGTTTTCGTTCACTGTGGTTTGAGGCTGTAACATGAGTTTCCCGGGAATATACCCATTAAGAGTATTAGTCCCTTCAATATTTGCTGAGTAAACGGTGAACTCGTTATTTAGAACCTTCGGATTGACTGGATTCAGTGGTGCTTCATCGAGAGTGACGGAGCCATTTTCAGTTGTGGTTGCGGGATCTAAGGTTTCCACTGGGTGTTTGTGAAGTGAGACGCCTCCAGCGGTTCCATTCTGAGTGGCGTAGACATTGTTCATCAGGTTGTCTAAATGCGGTCCAGTCGATGTGACTAGCGCAACGTCTGCTATCTCATTTACGGTTCTGGTCTCAAAGTCCCCACGAAGGTCATCAAGATGTGAAGTTACTCTTCCCGCATTAACTCCCCAGTTTCTTTGACCATCAGCAAGCATCTCTAGGCTTGAGTTGGTGTATTGGACCGTAGCTACACCAAACGCACTGTCAGGAGCGAGAAGAGGGTCTGTTTCGCTTGCTTGGTTCTGGTCGTCTATTACCGTGAGAAAGACACGAACATTCCCAACCGCGTCGATATTTTGGATCGTTGGGGTTTGAAGGGTGCTTGTCTGTCCAGGGTTTCCGGTTCCATCATCGGCGAATTCTGCACTTGATGAGTTCGCCTTGGAAAGAATGAACCACGATCTGGAAGTTATCGCCGCCGCACCTGCTCCGGGTACTGATGAATCAGATAACACCTTTGTGCCCGGGAGATTTGCTTGTTGGATTGCTCCTATTGCGTCGATCACTGCTATTGGTGCTGCCATGAGGAACCTCCTTAGGTGGTCAACCTTGCGTTGACAGTTAGTCCCAGTGAAATATCATTTGCGAAATAGTTGTTCCCGCTTGGTAACCCACCATGATAGTCCATTATCTTGTATTCGTAATTCAGTGCTATTACAGTTGGTGACGCATCCGATGCGTTCAAGGTTCCGTATTCACTCCAGGGTGCCCAAAGGTTACCGGATGCGTTTGCAGGTCCTTCTACCCCCCAGTTTGGGGTATTGTAGACCCTTAAGGCGGGAGTCAGTGTGGCAGTTCCATCAATTAGTCCTTGCGTGTTAGTCACAGCGAGATTCACAGATACAAGTTGAACACTTCTGTCGATTCCCTTTGAGTCCTTGTAGACCGGAGGGGTATCCAGTTGAATTCTCATTTGTCCAAAATAATGCACCCAATTCCCCAGATGCAGAACATATGAATTCGCCATCCATTGAAGAATGGTCATTCCATACATCTCTTTCATGGTAGCAGTTGCCAGCCAGTCAGTATTGGGTGTCGAGCTTCCCGATCCACCACCAACCACCCAGCCATTAGCGTAGATGAAGTAGTCCTGACTTGACGGGTTTCCGTAAGCAAACTTAGGACTCTCGACAAGAGGCATCCATGCCTCGCTCTCGGGAGACGCGATGTCGAATGTTCGTGCTTTGTAGCAGGTATCCGCATCACCGAGCATTTCAGCGACATCCCCAAGGGTAACTCTTGGAATTGAATGAAACCGGGTGTTCGTTAGGGTGTTGTCTGAATTAACACGGAGTGAATCGGGATATTTATAATAAGTGCTCGTCGAGTCAGGATCAAAGTGAAGTATCCTAGACAATTGAAGTCGGATGACATGTAACTGATGAGCTAAACCGTGAGATCCATATTGTGACGTGCAGAGAGATGAATCTGGGTGAAAGGCATCAGCACTGTCACCGAGGTACCCAACGTCCGTGAAGAGTTGGTTTTCGTCTGCCTGAACGTCGGTCACAATGGGATTCAGCGGATACTCGTCTATGTTCGTTGCGCTCCAGACTCTTTTGGTTTTTGCGTGAAGCTCGGGGGTGGCGTTGGTGTTTGGGTCTATTAAGTCCAACTGGCCGATTGTCTGATAGTAGCTAAATGCCCATATCGGAGTTAAGTCTGCCACACCTCCTGACCATTTGACTTTCCCTATCAGGCACCAGTCCCCAGAGTTGTCTGGTGCTGCTGGTGCTGCTGCCGGTGGTCCAGTGTATCCAACCACGTTGATCTCTGAGATATAAGGTCGCCGAATAGTTTCATCCGAAAACGTTACCTCGGTCCCTAAATTTGCATCCCATTTTCGTCTAGTGTCTATGTCAGTGTCTATGTTTGACACTTTTGCAAATATGAATCCTGGTGTAGACGTCACTTGAAGAACTCCAAAATCAAACACGATGTCGTTGATATTTCTATCGTGTCTAACGAAGACTCCCGTTCTGCCTATTGATCCAGCGCGGACATTTTGTGCTCCAGATTCAGGAACAACAGAAACACCAGCGTCGATACATTTATAGATGACGCAATCGTCGAGTCTGTATTCGTGAGGGAGTGCGTTATTGGCAGTTGATATTAGAAACCTTTCACCGACCGCTATTCCCTGACTGAGACCTATAAGACTTCCAAATGCCCTGTCCAGGTAATTGTAGATCAAGTCCTGAAGTGCATTTGCATCCGGTATGTCCAAACGCTCGTCATCGTAGAAAATTACCTTGTCTTTGCTCATTTAGATCACCGTGATGTTAGTTTTTTCGATTCTAAGAGAATGATCGTACTGAACATTCCAATCCGCTGGAATGGGTATTGTAATCTCAAGAGTCTCAAAATAATCAAAAACGTTAAGAATATGCTGATAGAGAAGCGATTTATGAAACGTCTGACCGGGACCCAAGGTCTTGAAGTATTCAACAATTTCAATCTTTAGCTCATCAACTGCTTGGGTGTAATCAGCACCAATGATTAGAGCTATGTTTATCTCCATCTCGGGAATGTAGGTAATGTTTGCAGGGGATACGATTACACGGGTTCCCGATGCTCGGTAGCCTGTTTCCCTTGTCTGTTGGGATGGGTGTCCCTCTATTCTGTCTTGAAGTTCGGCTATTGGGCCTGTGAAGACCTTGTATCCTTCAATCTTCCACTCATCACCCGGATCTAAAAGAGTTGCGTCCGGGTACAGGATTCCCCTCTCGTAGACTGAAATCCAACGAGGAGATCCATCTGCATTTAGAGGTGCTGGTGTGAAGGCAAGGTTACCAACTTTTCTAATCTGAAGTTGACCCGATGAAATTGGTGCTCTGGCAGGGTTTTCATGAAATAGAACTACAGGTGCGCTTGTCGCAGCAGGAACCTTTCCATAGACCGGAACACCGTCTTTTTCAAACCCATCAAACCCTGTACCATCGTCAATAGTCACATAGGTGATCCCAGGTCGTTCGGGGTCTTCAAATAGACCCGCATTTCTAACCTGTATGCCTCCCGAGCTTGTGAATCCACGGCATAGTGATTCAAGGGACTTAAGATTGCATCTTGCGAGACCTGATATGAAAGCAATCGCTCTTTTCTTCAGGGAATCATCCGACTCCCGGTCAACGCCAGAGGTCACACCAGATATCTGTTCGACTGTTATAAGCTCTTTAGGGCCTGTTTTTACCGTGTCTATACTGCCTGTAGCGCAATTGCCCACCGTTCCAGCGAAACTAGCAGTGACAGAGACGTAGGGGTCCCCAATCGCGGCTGGCCATACCGCACTTCCCGCAGGAATAGTCACATCAACGTCTTGAATGTATTCAAGCCCAGGAAGCTGGCTTCTGCCATACACGGTTCCAGCAGGAACTATAAGGTCTGCGGCTATTGGTTCAGATCTAGTCAGTTTCAGGACACTTCCCGTTGCGTTACCGGGACCGAGTCTTACGATAGCTCCGCTTGGGAGATCTGAAACCCTTTCGTCTAAGTCAGTTCCAACCGAACCAGCAAGGGTGAATGAGTCCCTGATTTGCTTCATTCTGAACTCAATTCCCTCAAGTTCGTCAGCAAACGCACCTAGAACGGAAAGAACCGCAGAACCTTTTGATAGATCTGAAAGACCGGACCGTGAAACCACAGCAGAGGCTAGATCTGCTAATATTTCATCTTTTAGACGTGGTTCAAATGACATCTCAAACCCCTATCGGTACATTCGCATTCACGCTCTGCCCACCGACTGCATCAAGAACGCACTCTACACTGAAAGTGTCACCACCGTCTACAATAGTAAGGCTCGACACTTTCTTAATCCTCGGGTCGTCAAGCAACTGTTGCCTTGTTCGACTAAGAAGAGTTCCAGCCGATTCCAGGGTATTTCCGTCGCCGATCATCTTAGGAAGACCGTAATTTGGAAAAACTCCATGATCTCCTTGCTCCGTTTTAATCCTGACGGTTAATGCCTGCTCTAAAAGACTGGGTCCCCTAACCAAAAGAAAGTCCTCGCCACCCACTCCATCTAAAACAAAATCACCTTCATCTGAGAGAAGGAAATCAGCACCGTAAATATCTGCCATTGTTTTGATCAGATAAGGTGAAATTCCCTCGTCCTGTGATGGAACTAAAATAATTGAACCTGGTTTAAAGGGTGAACCGTCTGGCATTTGCCACATATTTGCCATTTCATTCACCTCTAATATCTCTTTCACATAAGAAGGAGTTCCAAAGAGACGGATTGAGATTGAGGGAATTGTGTCCCCTTCCTTGGATGTATAGGGAACATATTGACCGAAGACAATATCAGGTGATTTTTTCTTATCTAACGGAGCGACGAACTCAGAGTTCTCTGTGGGTGTGTCTGGATCACCGGCTTCCTCTATTCTTTTCAGAAGCATTCCCGCTGACGTGTATATAGATCTTCGTAACAGACCCAAGTTTGCAGCAGCGTCATAGTAGTATTTTCGGAACGCGTCGTCGTGTCTAGAACCGTACGGAAAACTCAGATATATCTGACGACCGACGACTAGAGATCTCTCTGCGATATCGAGAACTATGCCCATCATTGAAAAAGGAACGGAAGAAAGAACCCCTGCGGATGCGCCTAACTCCCCTACCTCGTCCACGAATCCCCTGACCGCTAAGAGTGGTCCGTGTGTGAGAGACTGAAAGGCTGACGTTGCGGTCTTAGTAGCTTGATTGGCGAAAGCAATGTAGCCAGACCATGTATTGATCAATCCAGTAGCAACAGCACCAAACTTCCTTACCTTCGAGAAAACGTCATAGAGCGATGGTTTATTAGCGTCCCCGTATATCTTGAGAGATAGGGACCACTCGTAACTGAACCGGCTAGACATCGCGTTTCTCTGCCAGTTAAAGTTCTCGACATCCACCCAGAAAACCCTTTCCTCAAATAACGCACGAATAGCAAGTCTGCTCTTATTCTCAGCATCTAAAGGAAGAAAGTTATCTTCTTTGGTTACTTTTTTATGAAAATTGTTCAAGAAATCAGACAGTTCCCTGAACAAATCTGGACCAGATGCGTACTTAGGACCACCACTAGCAGACTGACCGAGACGGTTTGAAACTCCAGATCTACCACTAAGCGTTATATTCGCGTTCCTAAGGCCGGAATGATCAATCACAGGGAATTCACCAAGGGTCCATGCGAAATCAACAGAGTTAGGCCGATTCAGGCTCACGGACTGGACATAGGGAAGAAGCATCCCTCTTTTGAACCCTGTTGCGTCATATTCCTCAATGACATAGGCATGTCCATCAGTCAGAACGCCAAGTATTGCTAGGCTGGATAAATTAAGAGCCATATCACCTACTATACAGCGTTCTTGCTGTTTGATGGAACTTCTATCACGTCCGAGACGAGTTCTGAATTATCAGGATCAACAAGAGGTTCTGACTTTACTGGAGGAGCTAAGTTCAAAGCAGTACTTACCTCGACCGACCAGTTGAACAACGCATCCATTCTTTCCTCTATCACTCTAAGGTATTCAATCAACTTAGACGCGACCACTAACCCATCATCTGAGACACCGTTAGTGGAGATCCTCAGCCTACTATTAGCCCCAAGCTGGATTCTTGCTTTCGCATCGTTCTCGGGAGTGGATTCGGGTGTGGATATTATGACAGATCCATCTGAACCCACTATCAAAGACGCTCCATTGTTTCTGAACGTATGATCGAAAGCATAATCACCAGTATCTCTGTCCCCTGATTCAATTGCTACGGGAGCTTCAGTCTCTTCGGTCTTTGATTCAGAGTTTCTTACGAACCCAACACAAATAGGTGCTCTTCTTCTTCCTCGCCTTACTAGAACCGCTTGTGTCGTCTTCCCGGTCTCTTCGGGGTTGACTGGGCTGGGATTGGACCCATCATTTGAAACCGCTGGACGGAAGAACCTTTCAGTGTTGTCACCGGCTGGGACCATGATTGGCACTCTATTGAACCTTTCACCTGTAGATGGGTCATAGCAGTTTAAGTACAGTCTTCCTTCGACGTTTATATAGTCTTTGACAATGGCTATCGTGACTGCACCGTTCATTCCCATGTAGTTAGATCTAGATGAGAGATCTCCACCCTGAACCGCTGACTGACTTGGCATCCGTCCGAAATAAATCACTCTAAAACTCCCCTTCCATGATATCGTGACCAGTTCTGCTTGAAAGAGTCTTAAGTGTTTGTTTTTCAGGATAAGTGAGTGGGGAAGTTCTTAACCACTCGTTACTCAAACCTCTCTCGAACTCTATGTTTGTCCTATAGGAACCAACTCCAACATCACTCATATTCGCAGTGTGAGTGACGCTTGTTACATATGCGGACATCCGGTTCATATCGAAACCCAGTGACGGGTGCATACCAAAAGTCACTGGCTGACCGTGACGAACGTCCAGTCTCATTGTCGTGGTAGCAGTACCACGCATGAAATTATGCTGTGGAGCGAAGTATTGAGCAGCGAGGGCGGCTAAGGTTAGTGCATACGATATGAAATCAGTCCTTGCTAGGTTATCGTTTGCCATGTCGGGGAGAAACGGCCACTTGACTTGGTATTCCCTCAACCCTCGCTTGTGAAGCATTTCCATTGAAGGAATAAGGGGTAACCCTGCGGCAGATGCGTATCTCAGCGGGTTGTCGCTCGTTAGGGGTGGGTCTGCGGTGAATATAGTCTGAACCTGAGTATCATTTTTTGAAAAATCAATGTCTAAAATATCGTTCAGTTCGACCTTCGGCCCATTGTGAATGTCCCAGGTAATGTCCTCAAATAAGGTGTGGATTCTTGGGGATAGCGTTTGGCCTCGATTTAATCTCGTTCTAACATAATGAGACAGGGGTTCGGTTCTCCACGGTTTCATTCGATACATTAAAACTGGGTTTCTTCCTAACGCTTCTCCCATGACTGAACTAGCAACTCCATCCAGTCTCTGGTTCATGCTTATTATTTGCTTCTCATGTGTAGCGTTGGATAGCCCACCCGATGGTAGATTATCGAGTGCTGGCATTATCATCGAATTATCAACACTTTCATTTCTGAGTGTGGACCCCGTGTCACCGTAATCCTCGAGTGACGGGAACATCTCCATTAATCCAGGGTCTCCCATGAATGAACCCTGAAGCAGACTCATTATTGTTTGACCACCTCCACCACCAACAGAACTTTGAATGGCAGTCAGGGTTGGTCCTGGCACTGGATCTGCATACCTTCTCACATCGTATGCTCCAGCAACGTTGATGAACTTTCGGGGTCCTGTTGGAGTTCCAGTGTGAAGTTTCGCTGTTGTGTCGTTGAAAATAACCGGAATAGCGTCCCCAAGCCACATGGATCTGAATTTGGTAAGGGTTTTGGGTGCTCTGACTTTTCCAAGCATCTTAAAAACACCAAGAAGAGGATACCCGACTTGGTTATTAATAAATGACATTGAAAGGGTTCTCTCAACCCATTGATTGAATTCATCAATCTGAAACAAACCACCCGTGTCTCGAAGTCTATTCATCTTACCAACTTGAATCGAGGCGTTGTTGAATAGATCAAACCAGCCTATGCAATTCAGGCTAATAGAGGTCATGACTGCGCCGTTTCCAGGGTTCACAGACTGATTCATTGATACAGAGTCAATGTAACCGAAGGTTTCAGCGGGTCTATCGTAACCACCTATTCTAACCACTATCCAATTTCCAGTGACGAACGGATACTTGCTCACACTTCCTCTGGATGTCTTTAGTGTCAGTTGGATGCTTTCGTATGGGGCATTGATAGAGTTGGTCCAGCTAATAGATTTCACATGGTCTGTCAGGTGAAGGACGTATGCTTGGTCAGAGCTAGCGCCTTCTGTGACAGCGTGAAGTTCGACGAAGATCTGGTGATTTATTCTAGCCAAGGATTTCTCTCAGTGATTGACTCAGAAAACGGCCTTTCTTGGCCATGTTGTCCCATATAGGACGAACAATAGGCTTCAACCATGAATGATTCTTAAGAAATCTCGCCCAGGACACACCGTAACGGACATAGATTCTGATAAATAATGAGTCGTGAGTGCTACAGTAAAGTCTCGCCATCGTAGCGTCTTCACTTCCAACACCATAAAGCTCGTCAGCAACCCAGCAGCCGCCGCCGGGAATTGCCCTGATCAATCTAATCGCAGTGGTAACCGCTCCACCGGCAAAATGGAGGGCGTCTTTTAAGTCATTAATTGACTGTGTTGTGGTGGTGTGCTCCGTGCCGCTGATTCCCTCCACCCTGTCGAGGCTTCTGTGTTCAGCTAGGCGAGATCTTCCCACCCACCGCTGACCCACACCTCCAACCCCATGGCTGATAGTTCCCACACCCCCTGGACTAAGCCCTGCTGCGGCAGTCTTTATGTTGACTCCCGGGGCCGTCATCATTCCAAGATTCATCGCACTTCCCGCTCCAGATGTTCTCATTGAGTCAATCAGACCCTGTAAACCGCCTCCTTTTTCTGTCATTCCCTCAAGATTTCTCATAACACCCATCATTGATCCAGCACCGCGGGTTGCTCTTGCTAAGATCTGAGCTTTTGCGACTTGTCTGAATGGGGCAAGCAACTCCTGGCGAGTCTCCCCTATCATTCCAGTTAACCCAGCACCAAACTTCGCTCCACGCGTTCCTTGCCCTGGTGCTCTTGCTTCAATTTTTTCAGCCAATTCTGCCATCGCCGATTGGTTGAGGTTAAGTCCTTGGTTTGCCATTTGAGATGTTGCTTGTGAGATCACTTGCAAATAGCTTTGAATGTTTCCGCCTCTCATTCCTGCGGTTTGTGCGGCTCCTGCTAGGCGAGTCACTGAACTCCGTTGCTGAGTTCCAAACTGGTGTACATTCATTCCAACAGCACCCTGACCTGCGGCACTTTGGCCAACCATTCCTCCCATAAACCCAGCACCGACTCCTTGGGACATTAGCCTGAACATATCCCGTCGACCGAGCACTTGGCTTGCGTTTTGGACACCCGCTGCCTGTGAGAATTGACTTATTCCGCCAAGGGCCTCATCTCTTCCAATGCCCCAATTAGCACCCTCCCTGATGCTTTTGAAGGTGTTTGTTCCCGCAATTGGCCTCCCTCTGGCGTTAAGTGCGGGGCCACCTACGTCCTGATCAGCAGCAAGGGCAGCAGCCGTTGTAGGGATATTTCCACCAGAAGTAGCTGCTCTTGCGCGACCAAGTTGGTTGTATATTTGTTGAGACTGTTTTGCGTCTTGAACTCTTTGAGCAAAACCGGCAACAGCGAGACCAGCAATAGGGAGGATGGTGGCCGCTCCGGCCTTCCTGAAGGCGTCACTATCACCAGCCGGGGATGTTGGTGCGGGTCTACCGCCTCCTCCTCCACTACCTCCACCACCAGTACCACCACCGCCTCCACCAGTACCTCCGCCACCGCCACCAGTACCGCCGCCACCGCCTCCGCCTCCGCCTCCGCCGCCTCCGCCGCCTCCGCCAAGGGAGAGACTTGAGGCTTTTCTTTGGAGGCGATCTAGGTCTTGCTCAAGGCTACGGATCGCCTGTTTGGCATCGCGGTCATCGGCTTTGATTTCAATTGTGGTGGTGTACTTGTCAGCCATCTAGTTGAAGCTCCCGTTCACGCTCGTCAAACCATTCGTCACCAGTGATAATGCCATCATCGGTGATTTCTATCGAGATTTGATTAAACTGTTCGTCGTTCAGTCTCAAGAGAATCGCTTCCTCTATGTCAGAAAAGCAAAGGTAATCAAATCCAAGAGGATCGGTTTCACTTGGTTTAATCGGTGATGTCAATAGCCTCTGAATTGACTCGAAGCCAGGTACTGACCTCAGTTGCTTCGCCCGAATCACTGCTTCGTCGAAAGTAGCGCAAATTGTGAGCCTCTAGGTGATCAAAAATCGACATCAAGAGAACATCGTCCTCCGAAGCCCATTTAGAGAGCCACTTAGGACACTCAACAAGCTGAACCTCTAGTCTCGCCATTGCTAGGTATCGCATTTGAAGACCTGGAGGAAGGTTTTGAAGAGGTTGTCCTCCAGCCAAGTTCATCGCAGTTAGATCACAGAGTGTTTTGCTGCTACCCGTCATCACTCGACTAACTACCACAGCGGTGTGCTTGAACCCATCGGGGTCCGTGTACGAAAGATCAATGTTCATCTCTCGTGGAACCGGGACGAGTGTTTCTGGTTTTGGTCCTTCGAGTGCTTTCTGGGCTTTTTCCTTAGCCCCTGACGGGGTTAGGTCGAGTTCGATTGGCTTTTTTACTGCTTCTGACATTAGGTCGTGCTCCTTCTTGGTTTACTGGCTGTTCTCGTCATACATTCTGAGTGCCAAGAAGCTTACATTAGCAGTCATAAGACCGCGAGAGTCAATACTCCACGTTCTTGTTTGACATGCAAGTCCCTCGACGCGCCAGATTGTAACGTCTGTGATCGGATCGTAAATCTCAGCGGTCATCTTTTTGAAGTTGATTACATCGGCGGTTCCACCCGTAACCCACACTCCCTGCTGAACCATGCTCTCCCCGAGAAGACGCATAGCAGATGCCTGGATAGTGACAGATCTACCAGTGGCTTCGATTTCAACGGGATCAATGAAACCCATGACGTCGATAGGCTGCTGGCTAATGTTTTCACTAGCAGAAACACCAGTTGCCCAACCAACTTCCGTATTGTTTACAATAAATCGTGCTCTCGCACCTGATATAGCAGTAGGCATGAAATCCTCCTAGTTACGCTGAAATTCTCTGAACCATCGCAGTAACTACGATGAAGTTCACAGGTTCGATTGGTGCCATTTGATAGGAGACCGTGAAGGTGTCTCCTAGATCTTCAACTGTGACTGAAGAATCAATAAATGCTTTGATGATATCCTCAGCAACTTGATCATTGAGTCGTGCGATTGTCAGAGACCTGATTCGGCCCTTAGTGGTTATCTTTGCCGGATCTCCAATCATCGTTTCTAAGTTCGCTCGCAGGTCTCGGATTGACGTATTCACACTCTCAACTGAACTCATTTCACTGAAAATTGGGTTGTCATCAGTTTGATAAGTTGTGATCGAGCGTTCGATTTTCGGACCGAGTCTGTCAGTTGTTACGAACGTCAGACCGTACTTTAGAAGCTCACTTGCGTCGGCAGTCGGTTTGATGGAGCTATTGTGTCCAACTGTGATCACATTGGGTCTTTTCCCAGTCAAAGGAGTGCCAACAGCGGTTCCTGACTGCATACCGGCGCACATGATCGCAAACGCGGATGGAGATAGTTTCTTTTCGTTTCCTGTAGGCCCAACCACTGTCGCATCGTCAAACACGAGTGAGATGAATCGACTGTTTAGTGCCGCAGATCTAACCTTCAACGCGCTCAAAGTGTCATCCTCTTCGGCACCAACCCAACCATTTCGCTCGTCACCGCCCTCTCCAGCCATCCGAACGCAGTGATCTCGCAGGGCAAGATGGACACCGCTAACACCAGAAACGTCAAGAAGGTCATTGGGTTTAGTGGCTACGATCTGGATAGACTCGGTTTCAATCGACTCAAACGCTTCTTGCCAGTTTGAGAGCGTTGGGGCCGCATACGTTCCACCAGCAAGTGAAACCGCACTAACGGTATTCGCTGGCTCCTCGTCAGCACCCGTTGCCTTCTCGACAGTCACTAAGGTGCTATTGACGAAAGCTTTAACCGCAGCGTAGACGTTTGCACTCATGTCAACTTGAACCGTCAAATTTACAGACGTGGCGTTATCTAACTCGTCCGAATCAATTGCAGTTGCCTGTGGTTCGTTGTTGGTTGCGGTGTATGCAGTGTGAGCATTTACCCGGGCAACGAAGTCAGACGCCTTGAGATAGTCAGATGTGGATAGATTGAACGCATCCACTTCGATTTCCCAGGTTCCACCGAAGCCACCAACCGCAGCGTGAACCGTGGTAACTGCGCTGAACTCCTTGATGGTTGTCTTGGTGGTATTTGGAGCAACAAATGACAGGATCTCGGAGTCAGCGGCACCTGTGTTCTTATTTGTTCCATTGACTGTGATGGTTAACGTTTCAGCACCAGCTAAAGCAACGCTCGTGTTGATTTTCACAACACCGTCAAATGCAAGTTTCGTTGGGGACGCTGTTGCGTTCAAGCCATCCAACTTATTCACAATCACCAACCCACTCGTGTTATCATACGCCAAACTCACATCCGAAGCCTCTTGTGGTGCGACGGCGGTATATTTGAAGGAAATAACGTCATCTAAACCAACATCGTCAAACACCTCAGTCCGACCGTCCCTGAGAACTGTGTACTTCTTCCCGGAAGAGGTACCATTGGCGATAGTGGCGATAACTTTGTTTCCCGTCGGACCCCACGCCTTGGACTTCATTATAATGGATGGCTGACCATTAGCACCGTCGAAGGTGTTGTTTGCTTGGCCTACTGGAGCAACGTTGACAAGGGTTGTTCGGTTTGGTCCACCTGTAACTCGGTCATCGCTTGCGGAGTTATAAAGAATTGACGCAAGCAGGGTTAGATCAATGTTCGAGAACTCTAAGTCAGCAAGACGGCGAAAAGATGCTGCGTGTGTTGGTGTGGCTGTTTCAAGAAAATCAAACTCACCAACGATGGCCACATTATTAATATCAAGCTCTCTACCCGCTAAAGCAGAGGCATCAACTATTGAATAGACGCCTGGACGACGTGTAACAAGACCTTGGACATTTACTGAACTTGGCATTTTCTACCTCTTTGTTAGACTGGCGTAACGCCACCTTTTTTTCCATTGATTACAATATCATCAGCATAGACTAAGAAACCTTTATGTTCACCCGGACCACCTGCATCGTCTACTGATATTTGTGAAACTACTTGCCATCTTTGCAGTCGCATCATAACCCCAAGATCATCAGGCAGTAAACCAGCTTCTGGCATAATATCCCCACCTCCGAGATATCTGACAGAAATAAAACCAGTTGCGAGCATTCTTGGTACAGATGCGAGCATCATACCTCTAACAACTTCATAGAGTGCGCGAAGTGCATCTGGGTTGTCGCAATACATTGTAAGGTGAATGGTGCTTGCTACTGTCATTTCATATATCGGTGTCAGTGATTCAATTCTGCCCAGGAAGTTCATGGGTTGATCTTCCATTGGTTCGTCTTCCTGATGTGCAACTACTTGCGGAACTCTGGCTAAATCGACATTGAATCCAGGGGCAAATTGAACATAGCTACTATCACCGTCGGGAACAAGATAGTCGAACCACTGCTGTTTGATGGTGTCGTCGATATACGGAGGAATAAGAGCTTTCCATTTCGACATTTCAGTTGAAAGCTCTGCCCATCTTGTTTGAAGTGTCACTAGGGTGGCGAGATCTATCATTTCACAAGCATCCTTGGGTCTGGTAGGAGTTTCGGAATATCACGAACCACTAGTCGGGCAATTCGCCTCGGTCTTATCCCAGGGTGATACCACGGTTTTCCCCCGTAGCTTATGATCCTAAATGTCACGAACTTCCCACCCATCTTTTTAGTTCCTGCTATCAGGTCGGTCTTGTGGGGCTGTGCGGTGACGGCTGTTCGCACACTGGTTTCGGGGTTGATTGAATAGACCGTTCTTGGACCGACTATCATTTTCGGGATAACCCCTGCTCTTATCACCTTCCAGCTTCCCGCTTCTTTTTGCATGAAAGGTTTCACCAGGACCTCTTTTTTCATGCCTTGAACCGCACGAACCCTCTTTTCGAGTTCCGCGTCGTCGTGTGCTAGATCTGTAGACGACTTCCTGACCGTTTCAGCCATCTGTTCCTTGCCTCTAACGAATGGAATAGGTCTCCACTTCCCTTTCTTGCCCATCTTAGGCCATCCAGACCGACCTTTTGGCTTGTCCAGCAGGAACTTACGCATGTCGAACACGCCGTATGACCCCACGCCATTGGGACCGAGTCCTTGTTCAAACATGGCTGCGAACTTATGACTGAGCCTGACTATGACTTGATTTTCATTATAATCGACCACCTCGATGGCGTGCATGTATTTTGTCCGAGTCGACGCCGAGACATCACCAAGAATATGTCTAGCCTTGTTTTTCCAGTTGTTTTGAATTGCAAGACCAATGGAGTGCATATATCGCACTCTCTTTCCGGTATTCATGCCAAGATGCTCAGATAGTGTGATTCTAGCTTCAGCCATTAGTCATCACCCAACCACTCAAGCCAACATTCGCTAAGAACTGGGAGACTTGTGAACTCTGGATTAGCGGTTTTCCTCTGAACGAATGTGTCCCTGTATGTATAGGGGTTTGATTTACAGACGTAGACCGGATGGCAGTAGTATTGAATCCCATACCTAGACCCGACTGCGGGTGCCTTTCCTCCCGTGAAAGATGCTGAGGTGTCTCCCGGACTTAGTGTAACAGAATCTTCCTCACGCAGGGTAATTGTCGTGGCTGTCAGGCTCTCTATGTACTTGATTCCATCGTTGCCAGGGGTTCCTGCACCGGATATTTCTATTCTAGATCCAGCACTAAACCCGTCGGTTATCCAACTCCCACCATCATTTCTTTCTATATTTCTAGGCAGAACGAAGTCCACACCCGCTGGATTGGCAGGAGTGCTCGCAGAGTCCCCAAGGCTCCAGTCTATTTGACCCGTGTTTGTCACCGTGAAGTCGGTTCCCTCGGACAGGACCGCAGGTTCACCCACTGCGGTGATTATCCGGCCTTCAGAATCAGTTGCGTTGCAGTGTAGAGCGCCGATTGTGACTGTGTTTGGGACGACTTGATTACCGACGGTTCCAATCTTGAAAGTTCGATCCACGACTGGATATCTAAGCGACTCTGGTGAGGTTTTTCGCTCCCTGTTCTCAGTGTAGGTCATTACAGAGTCTTTCAGCGTGAATCTGTCCATGAAGGACACTAGGTGCTCGGGAAGGGTTGTGATCTTAGCCATTCCCTTAGAATTCAGTCCATAGTTCGCGAATCGCTCAGGCTCACGGGACGAACTTAGAACGAGTGCTGGAATCTCTTGCTTGGAGTGATGAACCCATCCACGACCCCTGCAGTTAGGGCAGTTGCTTCTTTTTTCCAGCGTGTCCCCTGTCATGGATATTAGTGATGATGATAGCGTGAGTCGTTGTTGACATGCGCATAGCGCCGCCATCTCCCAGTCCACCATCATTCCATGAGTTAGTATTTCACGACGGAGTTTGTCTGGCTCAAAGTCTACCCGTGGAACGAGCTTAGGAACTTCTAAAGCGGGAAGAATCTTTGACATTTACATGATCAACATTTGGGGTAGACGCCAGTCGCGTTTGACATTCTTCGTCAGAATCTTAAGCCGCTTCTGGTAGCTTAAAATCCTTGCTCCGTACCCTGCATTGGTTGCACTGCTGGTCGTATTTATTGAAGTGCTTAGACCATCCATTGAAATTGACTTAGAGGCAATGCCCGCCCCAACAATAAGGTCACCAGCGGTATCTAAGGGCAGAAGTGCGGCAGTTAGTCCGATCATATCCACTATTGCGGGAGGAATTGGGAAATTCACGCCAACACCGCCTTTGAGGCCATCAAACCCCGCTTTATAGGTTACCTTCCACCACAGAGGGGTGTAGGGCCGTCCATAGAAGCCCACCAGTCCAACAAAGGGCGTTCCTCCCGTAAATACCACGGATTGCATCCCGCTAGGACCTGGGATGACCTGAAGCTGTCCACCTCTCTCGCTGGCTATATTTGCCCAGTCTAGTGGAATGGTGGTTGGACCGTATTGACCGTATTGAACCTCAAGCTTAACAATCTCAACGAGTGGGCGTCTTTTGGTCTGAAGAAGCCAAAATGTGTCACCAGCCCAGTCCAGAACGTCCAATCGGTCTGAATATTCGTTTAGATCGTCCAGAATGATGTCTAATTCAGCCTCTATGGTTGAGATGGCTGAATCTATCGCGTGGGTGTATAAGGCGTCTGGATATGGGTTATTCTGGTCGTCGGTTAGATCAATGCCGACGAGATATCTATCTTTGAGCCATTGTGCAGTGAGGGTGTCTGTGAGTGCCATCGCGCCTCCATCGTATCATTGTTCGTCGTCAGAGTGCGACGGCTTATCTCATAGACTAACTGGTGATGGCTGAATTTGGTGCAGTGCAACTAACCTCAAGCGATTCCAGTTGAGCAATGTTTGCAGCGTTGGCAGAGGACCATACGCCTGTGACGGCCAATTTAGGTTGAATTCCGAGTGCATCTGTATCGAAATCCGCAACACCGAATCCGAGACCGACGGGAGCGTTGTTCGTTCCAGCGAAGTTGTTTGCACCGTTTGCAGTGGACACATGGTTCAAAGCACCCGAAGCACCAACCTCTCCCACGACTATTTCAGAGGTGAGGTAGATTGCATCATCGGCTGCCGCATCCTTTGCGCCTGTAGCAACCAGTGACAGGTTATTGGCGGCAGTTGCGTCATCACCGACTCGGAGTCGAAGGTTTAAGGTGTCGGCAGCGTTATCGCCTGTGACTGTTACAAAAGCGCGAATGGAGATCTTAGTTCCAACCGCGAGATCACCGCGAGTTCCGTCGTCACTTGGTGTGAACAGATCCCAACTAGTAGCAAATTCAACCTCAGAATTTCCAGTAATCGTGTCAGCAGTCGGAACCACAACACCCGCTGAACCTGCCTCTGCGCGATTCGCTAAAGATTGTGATTGACGTGCTCGTTGAGTCAATTTGTTGGCAAGACGATCTGGTTCAGATAGGTCTGCATGTTTTGCTTCATCAGCGGTGAGCATAGTTGCTAGAGTGGAATCAAAGGCCATGATCTCTTATCCTTTTTTCTTCTTTGTTTTGGATTTAGAAGGAGCAGGGGAGGCTTTGGGCTTCTCCTGCTCCTTCTCTTTTTTAGGTGAAGAACTCGACGACGAGGGTGGTGATGCCTTTTTCACGGGCTTTTCTTCAGCCACGAACTCGAACTCAGGAAGAAACCGGACCACGGCCTCCAAATCACCCTCTGGTGCGGGTGAGATGGTTCCATCATCGGAAACGTCAAGAACGCTTCCATTGATCAGGATATTACTACTTCTTAGAGTTTTATGTCGCCAAGCCATTGTCTACACCTCTTAGAATGAAACGTTATCGATGATTCCGCATTTTGTCGGGACCTTCACATGAAGCGAACCAAAAAGCATAAGCAAGAACGGAATAGAAGTCGTTGCCTGGGCTAATGGACGCCGGAGAAAATCTAATAGCTGTGCCCAATACATTACACCTGGGTCCATCTGTAACAGATAGGCTTGACCAGTCGAAGGACGATGCAAGTTCTCATCCACGATAACAGTCGCAGCAGCAACGGTCGGGTTTCGGGGAAACTGCCACATGTACGTTGCAGAGTCACCATCGGTATTCCCAACAGCAGTTCGATAGACACGGTAGTAGCGAATTCCACCGGCACCTGAGATAGGTTGAGCGGCGTCACCCATGGTAAATGTCACTTTCTGACCAGCGAGAACCGTGATGGTTGTCTCGTTGACACCAGTAAGGACTTTGACCGGGGCAGTAATTCCCTTATCACCAACACCAACGAAACGATATCGGTAACCACCGGCATCGGCTGCGCCGAATTTGCTAGTTCCAGATGCAGCTTGAGCTACGTTTGCAATTGGGAGCGTGAAGGTACCGGGATCACCGAACGGATCGGTGTTTTGATCTGCACGATTGGTTGACAAAGGAGCTTGCTCGATTGAAACCATTCCACCCGGACCAGCGATTGAAAGTCCCTCTGACCCGAATACCAACTGCGTGGAGTTGGAAGGGGACATTTGGAAACGACCAAAGCTTGTCGCGATGTTCACGAGCTTCGCGTAGACGCGAGGATCGAGCATAATCGTGTTCACATAACCAAAGTTTGGTGCAGCGGCTACGTCATAAAGCTTGTTGATCAAGTCTTGAGGAGTAAGCTCGGCACCATCAAGGTTCAAGTAGTTAGAACCGTTTGCGGCGATTGTGTGAGCACCTGTTGCGCCATCGTAAGTCGGTTGAGCGACTTGCTGATAAAGACCGTCAAACTGAAGACCTTCACCACCGGCACCTTCTACACCCATGAGTGAAGAACCGAGGAACAGAGCGCGCTCCAACTTACCCATGAGGGCTTTGGTGCCATCAATAGTCTGTTGAGCAAGACCCTGACGACTAACACCACCAGAGTATCCCATGATTCCCGCCATTGTGGCGACATCGGTAATTTCTCTCTGTTCGGCAAGGTACTTCACCTTGACAATTTTACGAGTATAGGTGCCGTCAGAATTAGTACCGTTCGCGCCTTCTGCAATGAAGGGGTCCAGGTCCATATTTCCGTATGCACTGACAACCGTGCTTTCATGCAGAGGGCTAGTTACGTTGACTTTGGTGAGTTTCTTCCAAAGCTTCACCGCCATCTCGCTATAGGTAGCAGTATCAAGCGTGCTTTGAATGCTCTGTGGAACCAACGGAGCGAAACTACCACTACCAGCCTGACCTTGAGTCGGGTAACCAGCGGATGCTTTAGCCATCGGTGCGCCACTTGCTTGAAGTGCCTTGTTTAGATCTTGAAGTTCGTGCATCGAGACTGATTGTCCAGCCAGTGCACTGAGGGATTGCAAATTCATGTGATTCTCCTAAATTCGAGCCACTGGTTAGTTAAGAACAAGTTTTGCCGATTCAGCAACTTCCGTTGCATCCGCGCCACTCTCGAGCATGGCAACAGCCATAGACAGTTCCGCTGCGCGATTGGCATCAGTACCAGCACGCAACTCCTCGTGAGCTTTCGCAATAACGTCGTGAGCAGAGAAACCACTCTTTTTCACAACAGAATCTTGAGGACTCTCGATGACTTGTAAATCGCCAGCGTCGATAATTGACCGTGGCGGAACAGGTTGACCGATTGCTTTCAAAAGAGCATCGATCTTTTCGTTGAGATGAGAAATGACAGCAGCGTTTTCACGAGTTGTCGCGGATAGGCTTTTCACAACGTCTGTGACGGCCATATAACCCTTGGCAAGAGTCTCACTTTGGTTCCGAACATCGTGAACAATGTTGTCGGCACCTTTTGAGATAATTGCCACGAGGTCGTAATCCTCTTCACCTTTCATAATATCAAAGTCGTCGTCATCGTGGCCTTTGCCATAACGTGACATCTCGGAGTTGAACGCACGATCTGACTCGCTGTTAGCCTCTGCCTCTCGGGACTCCTCGGGCTGATTGGGCGCTCGACCGCTTGCGTCTGTACCTGCTTTCATTTTGCCCTTCTCTCCCTTGTCGAGGTTTTCTTCTTCTTCATCATCATCGTCTTTCTCGTCGTCTTTTTCCTCTTCGGCTTTTACAATAACCTCTGGGAAAACCTCTTTCACTGCTGCTGTTGCAGCCTTGAGGATGGCGTCGGGGCCAGTTTCACCAGCCAACTCACCTTTTGAGATTTTTGACTCTACAAGAGTGTCAATTTCTTCAGCATCGAGACCCTGTTGCGAGAGTCGCGCCCGATATTGATCTGCACTGTCCATCTTTAGTTCCTCCCGCGCAAGCGGTTCAAAATTCCACGGACGATGTTTTCGCCCTGAGTCCAAGTCAGCATTGGTGATTTCTTCAATAATGCACTTGTCATCATGTCGATCTCACCATTCACTGAATAAGTTTCAGAAGCGAGAGCTTCAACACGACGTTGAGCTTCTTTCTGAATCTCGTCTTCTTTTTTGTCCCTGTCCTTACCACCATCAAGTGACTGTGGCACTACTGGAGCAAACGGAGCAGAGTATCCCATTGCTTGAGCCGGATAACCCGCCATGGCAGATCTAAAAAACATAGAAGCCATCACAGGGTCAAACGTTGCAAGCGGGTTCTTGGGGTTGGCGCTAATGGCAACAGAATGGACCTTGGCCTCTTCTATCTTGTTTCCATTGCGACGAACGGCACGGCCTTCAATACTGAAGCCAAGTTTTGACTTGGAGTTGGCCTTGTTCAGTGTTCGTGCTTTCTCGAATATTTGCTTACCAAGTGCGTCTGTTAGAAACAGATCTGCCTCAATCTCAGTCGCACTGTGACCATTGAGTGATGACTTACTGAATGAAATTGGCTCGCCAACGATATTCATCACTCCACACGGATGCTCAAGGGTAATCCACTTGGCATCACTAAAATCTAAACCCTTTTGAATGATAATCTCATTATCGGCATCCAGAGCTTCAGACGAAGCTATTCCTTTGATTCGACCGCGACCAGTTGTGTCGCCATCACCTTTCTCGATGATGTCAAAGGGTGCCCACAGGGTTACTAGTTCCATTCAACCAGCCTTAGATAAGCCCACTGTGGAGCATGTGTTAGATAACTGGATCATCGTAGTTTCATATCATTAGCCATGTCAAGCAACTTTGGTGATATTCTAAGAGGTATCCCAGTTGGACGACCACACCCATGGCACTTAATCTCACAAAATCCATCTTCACGAAGAACCACGCATCTGCTTTTTACGAATAACTTAAGTCGTCCGTTTTTAGCCCTTCCATCCAGTCTAAGACCGCAGTTCTGGCAGGATAGTTTCAACTGGGTGTTATTATCTAACAGTGCCATGCTATCCCAGGGGATGACCTCCGAGTGCTGCTAGTGCTGCTTGAGCGCGCTTTTTTAGCGTTCTAAGGCTTCTTTGGAAGTGTCCTCTGTAACGAGGATCACCCCCACCGGCACCTTCACTCCAAACTTCTCCAGCGTTGTCTATAGCGCCACTGTTCGGGTCGAGTGCGTATTCAAGAGCCTCTTTGGTCCATTTCCCAGACTGGAAACTATCAATAAACTCCTCCCTGTTTTCTTGGCGTTGTGCGAAGTCAGGGTTGTCTGGGTCATACCCGTAGGTATCAGCCTCCAATGCCTGGAACTCGTCCCGAAGTCGAGGTGTTAGCTTTATTTCAACCGCTGGACCTCTATTGGTTTGATGGATCTTTGGGCCTTTGATGTGTCTTTCTGCTTTGGGTGATTTGTCTTTCTTTGCTCTTGCTGATGCAATTAGTTCTGAAAATGGACCGTCGCCTAACCCACTCGATCTTGACTCAGGACTGTGTTCATCAGGGCGACCCGTGACAGCCATCGCGAGACTTGCCTCAGACCAATCGGATATAGCTGGAACCTCAGTCTTTTCAGTTCCCATTAGTTTTGCAATCTTACGCATATCAGCGGGGTCTCGAATTAACCACGTTCCGTTCTTTTTATTGTAGGTTCCAATCTGCGCTCTCTTGTTCTTGGTTTTCTTTCCACCGTAGTAGAGTTGATTAAGGACTTCGTGGGCGTGAGATCCATCCTCGGCTCCACGAAGAACTAGACCCTTGCCAGTTCTTGAGACGCCGATACCAACCGTACCGACCTTAGCTATTGCCTGTCGTGCGCGGAAATCCCGTGTCTTGTTACGACTTGTCGCCGTCTTTAGCCCAACAGCCTCTAAAACGTCCTCACCTCGTTGAAATCCGTAGACAGACTCTCTGAAGTAGTCCTTAGCAACCTCAACCTCACTCTTAGACGTAGCAGTTTCCAGCGCAGAAAAGGCATCTTCAACTTCATCGTTTTTACTCTCGTCGATAGAATATGAGTGCTCCCACGACAGAAGCTCGCCTGTGGTTTTATTCGCTCCCGGGTTTCCTTCAACAAGCGCACCCATGTTGGCGAGTTTCTTACCAACGAGTTCACCAAGGTGAGTTTCAAACTTATCGTCACCTTGCATCCAAATCATGTCCACGTCGGACTGAGATCCCATTCGGTAACTCCGTCCAGCGACCTGTTGAAAGTCTGCGCCGCTCAGTGGAAGGGTTAGGTTGATCTGGGTCCTGGGTCGACCACCTTTTCGGTCATGGTAGCTAAGACCCGTTCCACCCTTGGCCATTGTCCCAACGATTACACGCTTATCCCCTCGTTGATAGGCGGCTGTCTCTTCCTTGGCATCCGCTCCTCCGTGCGCTTGACCAACGTACTCTTTCGCCTCTTCGTAGGTAAGCTCACGTCCAGCGAGGTGTGATCCCAACTTAATGGTCATATATTTCAGTGTGTCGCGCTCAGGCATTGAGGCTGCAATAGCATCTATCTGGTCTGCGTATTCTAGTGCAGACTCAGGGAGGGTTTGACTTACATGAACACGATGCCTGATTGAATCAGCTATGCCCGTGATTCGTTTGTTTGTGTGTTTAGTGTAAGCAGTGAAAAGAAGAACCTGAGCGTTGGGATCTCCATTAAGTTTATCTATGGCCATGCTAACGGCCTGTTCTGCCTTTGCGGCTTCCCATGCCTGTCGTTTCCACCCGAAAATACGACCACCCGTTGTCAGTGGGTTCAGTCCCGCCTCTATTGCCAACCTTTTTACCTTGTCGGCGGCGCTAAACGCCTCTGAATACACTGGGTCCATTTCTGATGCTTTCACTTTGCCAAAGTTAACATTCAGATCCACGACTTCACCTTGACGGTTTGTCATGGCTGCGTAGTTAGGAACTCGCTTGGCACCACCACCGCTTGCGTGAAGAAGTGCTGCTACAGCCACAGACGGGAGTGGAGATCTGGGGTTTTTGACATCGAATGGAATAGCACCCTGCTCCATACCTCGCCGTGACACACCGGCACCCAATTTCTCTGCCCATTCCACGAACTCACCACCTGTCTTGAACCATCCCATTTTGCGAAGATAGTGAAGGTCTTTGATATTCGTGTAGGGTGTCGCGCTCATGTAGAGCACCTTTTCAGCTTGATCCTGTAGTTTGACTGCTGCTTGTGCTTCCTGACCTGTCGGGTTCGCCATCTTGTGAGCTTCATCGAAAACTATGGTGTCGAACTTACCCTCGTATTCCGGCTTCAATAAGATAACGAAAGTTCCATCAGGCTGTTCTTCCCTTGTGAAAAGTTCATTATAGGACGCAACGAAGTAACCATCACCGCCCTCCCGAGGGTGCTTGAAATTAAGATTGTATAAATCTCCAGTCTCAGCCCATTGGGATTTGAGACCCTTTCCACCCGCAGTGGGAACCACGACAAGATTCCTCTTCCCACCCCGGGCAATCATCGCACCCATGGCTGTCAGAGTTTTTCCTAGCCCAGCTTCATCCTGAAGAACGAACCCGTCACGCTCGTCCCATGACTGGAGAATTCGGGAGATTCCCTCTTCCTGATGCCTGAAAAGGCTGTAATATCCTTCCTCCTCATTGGCATTTGGGAAGTTGGTTACATCGTTTGGAACCTCTTTTGTAATTCTCGGAGCAACGTCCTCATGTAGCATTATCGAGATATTGCTAGGCGGTGTTGTGGCGTTGTAGTCCTTGACGTCTAAATCACCGTCGTAGAAAACCCCATACCGTTTTGCCTCGTCAAACCACGTCGCCTTTGTCTTTGCCGTTCCTGTGGTAACTGCCTCAGCGACCTTTCGCTTTAGAAACTCTTTATGAGATGCGATGTCTGCCGCGTGGTGATCCTGAAGGAGTTTGGTGAATTTCTTCTTAGTCATCCACCTCTCTCGCTCAGTTGCTGAGTTCTTGACCCGAACTCGGTCACCTTCCATTTCAATAACTTCAAGGTGAGTTTCGACCTTCTCACCGTTCTTTTCTGTAGATATGGCGTACTCAGACCCGACGTGCATGTGGGCTTCAGACCCAATATACTCACCGTGCTGTGCTACACGACTGGAGTATTTCCACGGGTACCAGTAACGCCACTGACCCCCGAACTTCTTTCTGTATCCACCAGACTTAGATCCAGCGATGGCCTCGAAACCCGATGGAGGTTTGTCGGTCGTTTTGTACTTCATTTTGTACTTTGCGCCAGACCGCGCCTTCATAAGAAGCTCTGAAAATGAATACATAGCTCGAATCCTCTATTTGATGCCCTTAAGATTTGGAAGAGTTGGCTCTAGTCCTAAATCTTTTTGCTTTTTCATATCTCTCAACATTTTGTCGATCTTAGCTCGATCTGACTCCTTAAGGTGTTCATATCCACTTATCTTAAGGTGAACGGGTTGTTTATCACGATCTGTCATGCTGCAATCTCCTCATCTTCTATAGGAACGAAATCCCAGTTCTCATCCATAGTAAACCCAGGAGGGATGACCTGTACACCACATCGGCAATTTGGATGCACTGGCCAGATGGTTGGTAACCAATCCTGACGTTTTCTTCCAGCGTTTGTGTCATTGGCAACTAGATCAGCGACGTTGAAGACAATTGGGGTATCCCCTTGGAGGAAGACCCTGCGGCAGTCAATACACGCTGTTTGATCTGGAGTTCTTGCGACTCTGGCATCTTCGCCGTAGATCTCCAACGATTCAATCACCGTTGCTTCGTTATAGACGCCCTGAAGTTCAGTTCGTGCGATCCGATGCCAGTTTCTGTTCCAATTTCCACTTGCTGTGCCCAAGTCCGTTGCAAGTTGCTCCGATGTTCGACCCCTGACAACGGCTTCGGCTAGTTCATCTGGGAGGACATCTAGATCCCTTTTTTGGGCCTCTTCCTCAAAATCTATATCGGATTGCTCGGATTCCCAAACGTCACCAACTCGCTGAGACACATCGTCTTCAATGAACTCACCCAGGTCTTTGATTAGTTCACCAGAGCGATCTAAAGCGCGTTCATACGATATGGACTCCCTTCTTGTCAGCCATGGTGGTGGGACAGTTGGGTCGTTGATATCGCTAATGCTAATTCCCTTATCTTTTGCTCTGGCTATAATCTCGTCGTTTATTTCAGAAGTCCATCGGGTTAGGTCCCATTGGCGCATGACATCGAGTTGGTCTGGAGTGGCGTTTGCCATCTTGTTTCCCATAAGGATCGCAAAAAGAAACGAATCAATCGGGTGGATAGTTCCAGGAACACTCATACCACCAACGGTCTGCCAGATATTTGTGTTGTATTCCCGTATAGCAAGTTCAATGCTTGCTTGGGCGGCGGTTAGAAGGCTATTCACTCCCCGTTGACCTTCTCAAGCACTACCTTAGTCAGTCCCTTCATGTGTTCAGACCATCGCGCTTCCATTAGGTCCGATAGTTGACGGAGTGCTTTCACTTCGCCGTCCCCAGGTAAGTCTGGAAGGACAGATCTAACCGTTTTCCTGGCACCTCCGATGGCTTTCTCAAGTCGGTTGCTTATATCGTGTGGACAACCATCGCTGATTTCACCCGGATAGGACTCGCAGATGATTAGTTTCATTCGCTGTCCTTTTTCTTAGTGCCTTTGTCATGTGGATTTTTATATCCAACTGGTTCTTTTTTCTTAGTGCCTAGTCCTCGACGTTTATACTCGTCCTGAAGAAGTCTTCGTTGTTTCTTCTCTGCTTCCTTATCTAACCCGGGCCTGTTTTTGATTCTGTCTAGATTGGCTTGAATCTGACCATCACTCATTTTTCGGACACGGTCTTTTGAGGCAAAGTCCTTTTTCTCATTTCTTATCTTTTCGCGAATGTCATCTATTTCAGCCTTAGCCTTCTTTCTATCCGAATCGGTCTTTGCTCCATAAAGTGCACCAAGGGGAGCGGATAACATTGCGCCAGATCCAGGAGCGAGTATATCAAGGATTCTCGAAACCTGACTCGCGAGTCCGTTTATGAGTGCCGCGTTTAGTTCCTTGGTCTGTTGTTTGCGTTTAGCGTTCTCGGCTTGATCTTCTAAGCTAGGTGCATCCTGAGTCCCATCTTCCTTGGGTTCCTCTTTCTTTTCTTCTTTTCCACCACCCTCATCATCGTCATATATGTAGGTGTAGTTCCCTGGAGTCCCTTCTCGCGTTCCTGGACCGTCATAGGGATCTCCCGTTGCTTTGAATATCCTTGCGCCCAGAACTGAGAACTCGAACGTGCCCTTTTCTATTATGTTCACAGCCTCGTAGCCCATCTGCATGACCGCATCGACGGCCTCTTGGGCGCTTCTGTGCTGTGTGTCTGGCACGTTTTGGCCCGGGTTGGGCACTGCTTGGTCAAAGAACGAAGCTTGCCACATTCCGGGCTTTTTTGAGCTTCTATGAACGAACACCCACTGACTGCCTTGCCCTGACAGTTTTATACCGCCGATCTTATTCTCATCACCCACTTTGAAAGTCCGTTTGTTTGATTGAGTGTATTTGTAGTCATAATTCCCAGGAGATCCGGTCCTGGAACCCGTTCCAGAGTATGCGGTGCTCTTTTCAACCATTCGGTTATAGATGCCCATAATATAAGCGTAATTCTCACCCTTTCCAGCCCTGGATGCTAGATCACGGGCTTTCTTCCATCGTTTCTCGTCTTTTTTGGTTTTTACTACGCTAGTTGGCATTTTTATCTTCCCTTAGTCCTCTTCTACTTCTTCTTCCACTGCAAATACGAGATTCTGAAGAGCTTCTTTTGACGGAGTGTGACCCGTTACCTGCTTGAAAGCATCCTTTAGGTCTTTAGAGTCAAGAGAACTGAACGATATTCCAGCGTAGGCTATCTGATTCATAACTGCTTCGGCTTGTTCTGCGTGATAATCCCAATCACCGTCTTTAGCTTTACGACTGACTGATTTATCTGAACGGTATTTTGATTCAGTTTTAGACGCCTTTCCTTTGGTGGGTTTCTTTGACAACCAGTGGAGACTCTCTAGAAGATCTCCCGCTAAATCGTCACGCCCCACGCCGATCTTTAATCGAGGAATCAACTCCTTTATAATGAGTTTCTCTACGTCAGTGTCCCGATGTTTCTTTGCTAGTGCGGCGCTTACTTTGAAAAGAAACTTGGATGTTACTAGTTCCTGCGGGGTTCCAAAATCCTCTTCGCTTAACTCTTCATAGTTACCACCAAGATAGCCCATGTAGTTGGTATGGTCCTCAACGTTAGAGAAAGTAGGTCTAAAGTCCTTCGGGATTAACTCGGGTTGTTTCTTTTCGGCCTTTCCTTTAGGTGATTCCAATACAGATGATAGGTCTGAAATTGCTAATGATTTCAGTGCGTTACTGATACCTTCTTCAACTCTTGGATCTTTCGGGTCAAGTCCTTCTTTCTCATACTTCGCGATGAACTCGTCCTTGAAGTCACCTATCTCGTTGGCCCATCCGCGAGCGATTCCTTCATCCACTTTCTTTGGATCTGGTTTTCCACCACCGTTCCAGGCAAGAGCAAATCTCAACCCATCGACAAACTGCTTATCATTGACATCAAAGTCACTGTCCTCGTGATGGATATTCTCCTTCAGGAAGTCTTCCAGTTCCTGAGTGAACGCCCTGTCAATTCCCATAGCACTTGCGCCTCTAGCCGAGGATGGGTCGGTGTCGTCTTCTTCATAAAGCGCTTTCTTGGATTGTTTCTTTCCGCCTTTGGAGTCTTTGTACTTATAGTCCCAGCCCTTTCCTGTCTTTTTCTTAGTTCTTGAGATGTACTTCTTGACCCGGGCTTTTGATAGTAAATCCGTCATGCTCATGGTGGATTTCTCGACACCTTTGAGTTCTTTATAGAGATTTCTAATTCCCAGATTTATGTACTCATGCTCGTCAATCTCAAACTCTGGTGCTGTGTCTGGAAGCCTAAAAGATGGGACCTGGAATGCGTTGACGTGGAAAACGAAATCGTCCTCACTCTCTCTGTCGGCACGGTCCTGTAACCATTCAGACTTTTTGGCCACGTTTGGATTTTTTAGGTCTATTAGACCTTTAACCCTTTCCAGTTCCTTCTTATCAAGATTTCCTATTACTTGCTTTCGGTATTCTGCGTGGGCTTTGAGATCTTTTTTATTCGCAATTTTCGATAACTTGTTCGATCTTTCAATTGCTTTACTTTGGATCTCCGAAGAGAACTTGTTTCCATAGTTCTCTAGAACCTTTGCAGCGAAACCGGCTGCGGTCCTTGCGTCTTCATGTGCATCTTCAAGTTTGAAGTTTTCGGATTTGCGTGCGGCTGACATCTTATTGCTATGATCTACCGCTCTTTCCCTGAAATCCCACCGATCCAAAGTATTTGAACTTGAACCGCTCTCAGTCTCATGTGCGCGGCGATGAGCATCACCAGCATCACGGTGCTCTTTGACTTTTCCCATCCAATGTTTTTTCTCGTGAGGACGCTCCTCAACCATATTTCCCGCAATCGCTGCTAGATCATAATTGCGGTCCATTTCTTCTTTGTGGTCTACTTTTTCTTTTTTACTACCTGTCTTTGCGTCGTCCTTGTATTTGTAGTCCCAACCCTTACCGCTTTTCTTTTTGGTCCTGGATATATATTTCTTGGTTCTGGCTTTGGTTATCAGGTCACCGAGATCTGTGAAGGACATGGACTTTTTGGTCCTTGAGCTTCGCCCTTCGACTGCACCACCGGTCTTAGCGTGAACCGTCATTCCACCTGAAGTTGCAGTTACCCCAACGTGAGCAGGTTTTCCATGACCTGCGGCACCTAGTATCTCAGCATCACTCATTTTCTCTGCTTTTGTTGAGTGTTCACGAACAGCCGCCAGGAATTTCTTCTGTCGGTGTTTTCTTCTGGGTGAGGATAAGTTCCTGGGGTTTATCGAGATGTCCATGTGTTGGAAGTCTTCGAATCCCATGTCGTTCGCAATGTTATCCAAGTCCAATGTGCCGATATCTAACTTGTGTGCGAATCCAGACCAGTTGGAGTTCTTTGGGCCTTGATTACCCCTTCGTTCCTCATGCCGGGAACTAGTTTTTTCCGACCTCATGGACCTTCCACGACCTTCAGATTCTTTCCATGGGATTGTGTGTTGGGCATCAGCCCACATACCGCCGCGGGGACCCCTGTAAGGACCACCCTTGGATAGACTATCGCTCTTATTCGTGAGCGCCTTCATTAGTATATTTTTCAGGGTTAGGGATTTTTGCGTTTCCTTTACCTTGTAACGATAAAGTGAGTTTTTCCCCGGCTCACGAGTCTTTGTATTGTAATTTTCATAGTCGAGGTAGCTTTTCTTGCCCTCCGTTTCCTTGGCATGGTGAGCCATGACGGCATGCGCATGGTCCCTGCTTTTTAGTCCATCGACACTACTGCTTTTCCCGTTGTGGCTGAACCTCACTGAATGTGTGCCGTCACGATCCTTGTTGATGCTGTAGTGTGACCTACCGTGTCCCCCTTCACCGCGCAATGTCGGGTGGTTGTGCTCAGTGTCACCGCTGTCTTTGTATTTGTGTCTCTGGGTGGGGACTGGGTGACTATGGTCCTCGTAGATTGGCTTTCCACTAGCGGTGTGGCCGATGATCTTGCCGCCTCGGGAGCCTTCACCACCTTTTTTTACGGGAACCCCTCCAGATCTCTTGCTTGATGGCTTCTCTCCCATTTTCCTTCCTCCGTGAAGTTCGTTATGGTGACTGGATGCTGCCGCGTAGTGAGCGTCCCTGAGTTCCCTAGCGTTATCTCGATCTGCACCGTCTTTCATTGTTTTCTGTGCTTTGTGGTGTTTATTGCTTTCGTTCATGTGAATATCTATAAAATCAGCGTGATCTTCCTTGGAATGTCCTTCAAGTTTTTCAAACGACGACTGGGAGTGAACTTTTCCATTCTTTGGTGCGTAGATAGGGTTACCGCTGGCAGTGTGACCGACGACATTACCGCCTTTTGAACCTTCACCGCTCTTTGCTTTGATGATTAGATTGCCTAGATCTGTGAATGACATGGCCTCTCCATTTCCAAGTGATTTGCCTATTTGCTTCATTGGGGAACTTCCGTGGTATTTTGAGTACCGTTGTTGAACCAGTGTAAGCAACTCACGTTGCTGTTTCGGGGACGCGATCCGTGTCATGGCCGACTCGACCGATATTCGTTTCAGGATAATGTCTTCTGCCAATTGTTCCAAGAGCGGTATTGCCTTGGTGAGTTCTCCACTCATTTCCAGGAACCACTCGGGTAGATCGAACTGCTCTAGGGACTCGCTGTCGTCGTCCTTGGCTGGCTCTGCATTACCTGCTCCCTTGGCTGGCTTGGCTAGTGCGGCCTCTAGGATGCTCTGTGTCGTGGCCTTAGCAATAACCTCGATTTGGTTATGCCATGAGTCGAATATAGACGGAGGGATGTAGGATTTCTTCGTCACTGCTGGAGTGTTATTCAGCGCATCTGAAACGAAAATCGCACACTCGTTAACGATCTTAACCACCTCTTTTTTCGTCTTAGGTGGTGGGGAGTCTCTTTGTGCAAGGAACTCGGCTGCTTTTTCAGCGGCTACGTTGGTTCGGAAGTCCTTGGGTTTGAAACCGCTAAGACCTACCTTGCCCATCATTAGAGATAGTCCTTCACCGGATAGAGTTCTTCGCCATAGCGGTGCGTCCCCTCGACCTTTTTTGCTTTGGGCGATGTACTTTGCTAGGTCTTTGTCTTTGAGTGACGAGGTGTTGTGTTTCTTGGATTTACCCGTGAATGAAAAACTAACTTCACCCGTCTTTGTGTTGGCCTTCACGTCACCCGTATGTAACGTCATCACGCCCTTCGTTCCATGTTTCCTGACGTGTGCCTGTCCACCGTGTCCTGCCCTTAGACCTGTTTGCGATATGATTAGCAGTGCAGCAGCGGTATCCCTGGCCGTTTGAGGTTGGGATGAATCGTTCATAAACTTGCGAAGTTTGCGTTGAGCGGCTGGGACTTTGTCGTTTAGTTGGCGCACTCGGTTCCACTTGTTTGCAGCGTTTCGGTCCATGAACGTGCTGGTGTACGCGTGACGCTTGTCGCCATTTGGTGCTCGCCATGTCATAACAGCACCAGAATGAATGTCTTCGGCAGTTGCACCATGGTCGATTAGATCTGTCACGCCGACAGGAGGTATCTTGTCCAGACCTTCGTTTTTATACTTTTTTACAAGTTTATCGCGTTCTTTTTTTGTGATTCCTTTAGGTTTTTCCTTGTCAGGGATTGCGCGTCTTTCCCTTCCTGACCCTTCATCATATTTGTATTCGTAATGACCTTTAACACCAGTTCGCTTGCCCTTACCTGAATAGGTATCGCCTTTCGCAATGGACTTAGAAACCGAGGCAGGTGGTTTACGCTCTTCGTCCTTAGTCCACGGCCCATAATTTTTGTTCTGGAAACTGTTAACCATCGCGGCATTGGTTGTGTACTTCTTCACTCCGCTTGGCTTGAATGTGGCGTAGAACTCGTCCTTGGGCCACCCTGTTTTCATATACTCTTCTTTTCCGAGTCCGTGTTCGTGATACCAAACACCTTGCTCAGTCTGCCAGTCCATCACAGTACCATCAGCGCGTTCAACCCATCCATGAGGACCGCTCAGCCCTTTGATTTTTCCGTGAACTACTCGGTCGTCATCGTGTTCACCAGCGGCACCAGCGGCATCGACATCCTTTCTCATGTTAGCGTATGGAAAGCACATTCCACATGCGGCAGTCTTTTTCTCCCGCTTAGAGTCCTCGGTGTATTTGTATTTGTAATGACCTTTGACGCCAGTGCGTTTACCTTTGCCAGAGTAGCTATCCCCTCGGGACTTCAGGATAATTTCCCCTAACTCAGTAAACGTCTTCATCACTCCACCTCGATGATATAGGCTTTGACTCCTGGTTCTGCGTCAACCAGGGCCAGTTTTCCGCCTTTCGATACTCGATTTGGATCGACCTTCCACTCCACACGACCGCTTCGGATTCCTTCCTCTGTGGACTTGGCAATGTCCTCCAGAAGACCATCTAGGTCATATTGGTAGTCATCATCACCTTCGTCGCCACCTTGACCATCACCACCGCCTTCAGATTCCTGTTGTTCTTCAGCCCTCATTTGGTTCCATGTGTTGACGTAGGTTGGGTCCAATATGACCTCACCCAGTGGAGTGTCTAGCTTGGGTAGATCGTGTTCGGCTCTGACTTCGTTGATTGTCCTGTAGCCTTTGAGCACTTGGAGGTCTAGTTTGACTCGCTCAGACTCGCTCATGGCGTCTTGGCCGACTATTTCAAAGCAAAAGTCTTCGTCCAGGGACTTGACGACGTAGGTGTTCATCCAACTTTCAAGTGACCGGAGCAGGGGTCTTAGTCCACGTTCCTTGGATGCTATAATCCGTTGCTCTGGACCGCTGGAACTCAGTGAGGAAGTCTGACCCTCATTTCCGAACGTGAATCCAATCTCAGCAGGGTCCATGGTGTAGACCGCGCAGGTGACTTTCAGTAGCCAGTTGATCCAATTGCTGTATTCCATTTCTTTGTTAGATTGGGAAAGCGATACGGCGCTTAGATCTTCATTACCCTCAGGAGATAGCTGGAGGATTGGCACTCTTTTGGCGTTTCTTGGACCCGTCATCATAGCCATAACGTGTCTTTTGAATGCGTCAAACACCTGTGCGGTCATTGTGCTTTTCAATAAAAGAATAGTCTGTGCGTGGATTCCGTTTGTGAAGTTGACGGAATTGTATGTTTGAGCGTTGAGAAGGTCAGTGATTACCCGCATCAACTCCTCGAGTTCTGGGTATCCGTACCCGGATGTCTGAATCCACGTTCTTGGACGACGGATACACCAAGCCATATCCCCAGGACTGTAGGTATTGACGATCTTATCGTCGACGGTTTGGATATAGGCCACTTTCTCGGCGTCTGGATACCATCTGCCTGTCTTACCGTCCTTCTTGCTCCCCTTTGGGCGTGCTTTGCGTATTGTGGAAGCGTCTACAGGGACGTATCCGACCAAGTCCCTGCCCTTATTTCCCAGTCCACGGGTTCTTAAGATCTCAAAGTTGGCCTGATCGTATGTTAGTGAGTCACGCATAAGCATACGAACGAAGGGTTCGAAACCGCCTGGACCGTAGACACCACCCGCATCCTCGATAACGGCCATGATTTCCTTGGCGCGTTTCTTGGATGCTTTAGTGGCTTTCTGGTCTGAGTCCTTAAGAACGATCCGATATCCGGACGAGTATGGGGACTTCTGAGGAACTGCGAACTCAGCGACCTGTTGGATTCGGGTCTGGATAATAGCTCCAATGACCGGAACCCGGGAGATATTCATCAACGTCCAGTAATCAACACCAACTGTTCCTGGGTGAACGTCACTAACTACCTCATCGAGGGTTTGCATGGAATACATGCCACCCGTGGGAGCCATGTTTAAGCTCTGTGGCTCTGGTAGCCGAGTCTCTTCGTTCCTGTCAGCAACAGGACCCGCTTTAAGTAGGTCGGCTAACCAGCCCATGAGATCACTCCTTCGATTTCGGCGTACTTTCGTCCACGAACTCACCGCTATTGCTAGTCAGTTCGGTCGTTGTTAGTGACTCGACTACCTTGTCGATTCCTTCATCGGCCAGTTCAAGCAGTTTAGATACCCACTCTTCGGCTTCCTCGGCGAGTTTTTCGCGAGCAAGAACCGCTAGAGTTTCCACGAAGCTTGTTGCTACTTTGCGAACGTCATCCATTATTCTGGTGGCCTTGCAAAGCACTCTTTCATGCAACTAGCAGGAGGAGCCTCACCGACGTTCCATTTGACCTTCTTTTCACCGCACTGGAAGATCACAGTTTTCGCGGGTTCTGGTAGATCTGGGTGATCTTGATACTTCACTGTCATTTTCTCACAGGTCGTAGCGCACCCGACGATAAGCACACCCATGACGGCAATAGCGGCTAGGAATCTTAACTTACCCTGCTCCATTGGTCGTGTCCTCTTCCTTGGTCTCTGGCATGATTGAGAGCTTGCCTTGTGCATCACGAAGCCCGAAGACAATGAAAGCCGTCAGAGCAGCCCAAATGTCCGTTGAGTATTCAGCAGGGATCTCCCACCCCAGTCGAGGCATAGCAACGGCCATGAACAACCCAAGGGCGAGTCCGATTATTGTCTTACTTCTCCAAATCTTCTTATTAGTAGGCATTTTCCCCTCCTTTAACGTCGACGCGTTAGCAGTCGATCTAGTTTATCATCCATCTTGTCAATCTTTTTGCTTGTTTGTTTGGTTTCAGTTTGAATGGCATTTTGCTGTGTTTCTATTCTGACGAGCATTTTGGATTGTTCGTGGGTCGTGTCTTCGGTCTTCTCAACTCTTTTGCTTAGTTCCTCGTCCTTGATGGTCAAGCGTTCCCGGTGTTCGGTTGCTGACTCCATCTGGAACTGCATTTGAGCTTCTAACGTATAGTGGTTTATGATTGTGCCAATTATAAACGACCCACCTACGAAGATACCGCTAATGATTACCCAATTGTTTCTAATCCATGTCATCAAATGTACTTCCTTTACTTGTATGGTTCGCCCTTCTCGCCACCCCATTTCTCAGGAATAGTTTTTCCTGGGTATCTGGAATGGTTCAAAGTCCCTGGGAATGCTTCCAGCAGACCCTCTTCTATCAACGGCAACGCAACACCTCTCCATATCAGTTCTCCCGGATCGGACGTTTTCATCCCATAGGATTGCCTGTGTGCTGCTATGTATTTGATTGTTCCGCCCAGTTGCTTGGAGCGGTTTATAGCATGGATCACCGCTTGGCGACAGGCTTCAAGTTGACGCTCTGTGGGTGTCATGGGTTTTCTATTGGGTCGGCTTTTTGGTTTCCAGAAGTACCTTGAGTTGGTTCCGATTCCGCTGAAGTACCCTTCGCACTCTATCCCAACAGACCGTGAGTTGAATGCCTGCGCGTGTGGCATCCTCCACACTGGATCGTGCATCCAATACGCAGCGGCGTTGTCTCCGCATGTCACGACATAGTGAATCCCTAGCGATTTCCATCTACTCCATCCCTGTGAGTCGGAGTCTTTGACGGCCATTTGGTGAAGTACTACCGTGTCGACCGACCTTAGACGGTTCTTTCGTTTTCTTCGCTTTGCATCTGCTTCAGATCTAACGTCATGGATTAGATTTAGTCCGTTAGATGACGAGCAGTGTTTTTCGACCTCTATGTTGGCTAGACTTTGAATCCATGCAATAGAGTACCCAGGCAGTTCTTCATCCCAGTGGAACTCCCGGTCACTGTCCTCGTAGACAGCCTCTACCGCTTCCATGGTTTCGCGTCCAAATATCCCGTCAGCGCCCCAACGGGGAAGAGCGTATCCCAGCAGAATTAGGTTGCCTTGGAGCGACAGGACCGCATCTCCGCGATCCCCCATTTTGATTGGATCTGGATTAGATCTCGCCACCATTAGTCACTCACCGGAACTTGTATGTACATGACCACGAGAGTTGCTCTACCGGCAGTGGTTTGATTTACTGTCGCTGCCCCTGCCATTGTAAGCCTTACTTCAATGTCCACGTTCTCATTGACCCAAATCGTCTTACCGTCTGCTCGGCTGTCATTTGGATTTACTAGAAGAACGCCTTTGGTATCAACTTCGAGACCAGCGAGGTTAAGTGCTCCATTCTGGGCTTGCCAGACATCCGCATCCATAATCAGAGACTCGCAGTCAACACCCACTGCCCCATCCACTCCAAAACTCATCTCAATGGCCCCAGCAGCGGGTTCTGCGAATAGCGTTTGAACCTGAATCCATGCGTCTAGAAGGATAATCCCACCACCGCTGAACGTCTGGGAAGTTGCGACAATTGGGTCAATGGTAAGTACTTCCTCGGTCGCAGCAGCAGTAAACTCGGAGTGGTCTACTTCATATCTCCAAAAGGTTATCGCTCCACGTTGAGCAGAGTCCTGCACGGTAAAGGGAATTCGAGCCATGACGCGCCTCCAGTTTAGTAGCCAGTGATTCGACTTCTAAGCATTACTCGGCTGCTGCCGTTTGATAGTAACCAGGAAACTTTTATCTTGACGGGACGTATCGCGCCAGATTGCCGACTTCCAGTCTCGTCGAACACACCATCAGCGGAAAAGACGATAGGCATATCCCCGTCCTTCCAGGATGTGGTCACGTTCACGAAATCGCCTGTCAGTGGATTGAAGACGGATACAGTTGCCTCAGCCACTCCCGCTCCATCTACTGGATCACACCACAGTTCGTGTTCGGCGTGAATTGTGGCTAGATTGAATCCACATGTACCTTCATCGAAGGTCATTGACCCTGCGACACCGCTTTCAGTTAGAGTTGTTTCTTTGATTACAAAGTTTGAAGCCATTCGGATGTTCTCCTGTCTGAGACCGACATTACTACATTCGCGATCTACATACCATAGTTCTTAGAAACACCTTCCCAAAAATCAGCTAAAGTATCCTGTGCCTTATCAACAATGCCTTCATCGTCAATAACTGTTCCATCTATTCCAACTGCTCCAACTCTGTGGACTACTCCCGCATCCTTCCTTGCTGATTCCCGTGCAAACCAGGACGCCATCAACCTGTCACCTGTGTGTGAGTTTGGATCGTAGTAAAGCATTTCATCCACCCAGGATCGGACATCAGGATGAATATCGTTTCCATCACCAGACGGGATGACCCACTGACCACGCGCCATTTCAGCGGACATGGACTCGACGCCGAATAGCGGGTGTGATTTGTTTCTTCCTGTGTTGAAGGCTTTCACAGCCATTCCCTCGCCTTGGGCCATTTGAACGATGAAGTCCTGAGCAGCATTACTTTCCACAACCAACAAACTATCGTATCTATTCTGAGTGTCTTTCAGGCGCGCTAATATCTCGGACGCGCTCCATCTGCCGCTCTCTATGTTCAGGACTTCCCTGATTCCATCCGGTCTGACTGCGATTGTGAACATGACTGTGAGATGTGCCCCGGCTTTTTTCTTCACAGCCAAGTCAACTCCCGTGTAACACCGCCACCCTTCAGGGACTTGAAACGATGGGACTAGATAACGTCCTTGACCCAACGCCAAACACTTATCCACGTCAGCTTGCTTGAATCGACTGTCTCCATCTGCGCGCGCACTGCACATCATCTGACGCTCGAACTCAAGCGGTCCAAGCTCTAGCTTTTTTTCCTCTAGTCGTACCTGTGGCCAACGCTCGGGCCAGTTGCTTTCCTGGGTCTTTTCATCCATTACTGGGTATCTAAATCCATCCCAACTCTTTCGCCTTGCGATTATATGCATAGCGTCTTCCCTATGCCATGCGTTGCCAATGAACACGACCCTTCCCCTTCTTGTCAGGCGTCCCATTAGGGTTGAGTCAATCCATCGGATCGTGTCCTCGCGTCTGTATTCTGTGTAGGTGGTTTCGTAGGTCAAAAGGTCGTCCAGTATCAGCAGATCAATACGCGCTCCCAATATGTTCCCATGGAGGCACGTTGCTTGGACGGATGGGTCCTTGGCGTGGGTATGTCTTTCCACAGTGATTGAATCTTTAGTCCAACCCGCACTCGCGTCACCATGTCTGGACGGTCTTAGGTTGGGGAATATAGTCTTAAGCATCTCACTTTCTTGGATGTAACCTGCTATTGACTTTGTGATTTTAGTGGCTTGTGCTCCGGTCGCTGCCACTATCACACATCTTAAGGTTGGGTCCACGCCTAGTTCCCAGAGAACTCTTCCGACGCTAATCTGCTGTGACTTACCCGCTTCAACGTGACTCCATAGAACCACACGTTTATGGTCAGTGATTACTTGCTGCCATTCAGCGTGATATGGAGCCTGATGGATTGGGGTATTTGTTTCCTCGTCCCTTAGAACGAGTGGCATAAATACATTGGGGTCCCTTCTTGCTAACTCAACCCGAATACCTTTAGACCTATGGGCCATTGCTCGGATCGTGCGATCATCCATTTACAGAATCACTAGAGCGATCATGGAAAACGATATCCATGAACATGCACTTGCCGCGTATGACACCTCGTCCACTCCCGACAGAGCACTTCTAACGCAAATCTCGGTCGATTCCCCAAGTCCATTGCATCCAAGGGCAGAGAGGGCGTCTAGTCGAGCCGCAGACGCGTCTAAAACGCTCCCATAGTGCCCATAGGCCACTAGAGCCACAACTAGAAGAAAAACACACCCTATGCCCAACCATGTACCCACCGTTTCCATGACCTGTGCGCGTGAAAGGGTATCATCACCAGCCTTATAAAGACTGGCTGAATAAAAAAGTAGAACTAATGCTATCAAAACCTAACCTCGTTAGTCGTTGTCATTTCCGTCACTTACAACCCGCAAATCAGGCTTGCTCATTCCTGTTCTAAGTGCTGCTTCAATATCTTTCAACTCGGCCATGAGTTCATCAGTTGACGAGCTTTCCATTTCAGCGAACCCAAGTATTGATTCGGGTTCACCCATGTGTAGTCTTTCCAGTCGCATTGCGTCCTGGCTAACGGAGACACTTTGTTGTGCTAGTCGTGCAATTTCCCTGAGCATGGATAGTTGCTGCCTGGGTGTGAATTGATCTGGATTGGCTTGGATCATGGCAGATAGCCTTTCAGATAACTCCCTGCCACCCTGAAGAAGTCTAAGTGCGAATCCTGCCAACCCTAAAGCGGACTGACGGGATGCAGTTACCATTTTGCCTTCTTGCGCTCTAGTGTCAACGGCATCCGCTCGCGCCTTGGCTATTTGATCTTCAGCGTCAAGATACTCTTTATTTCGTATTTCCTGACGACGCGCTCTAGCTCTAATCGTATCCTCTTGGAGCACTTCTTTGATTGGAATTGCCCATGGTGCCTTGGGCCATCCCTTCTCGTAGGCCCTTTTCGCCATTCTTCTATCGCACTGACCGTGATCTGCAGCATGTGAGTGGTTTCCTGGCTTATCCCTGTACGCTTCAAGGAGAGCTTCATAGAGCACTGTGTCGATTATGCGTCTTGCCATGATCCTCAGAATAACGTACAGCCAGATTTTTTACTATACGCTATTTTCCATTTTCTCAGATATTTGCCGCTGTTATTGTGACAACCACTTCAGAAATAGAGATATTAGACGTACACTCCAAGCCCACCAATGTACTCTATAGGTTCACCCGCTACAGCATTACACTCTGGGCATCTAATCTTGCCTATGTATATCAGGTCACACTCCATGCACGCTCTTGACGTTTCATTCATGTCTATGACTGTGGGTGGGGATTCAGGCACTTCTGCCGGTAGTGGTACTTTCTGGGTCGTGCTCATTGATTGATTCCTTTATGCGCTGGGTTTCCAACGAAGCATGATTGCTTGAGACACCATATATTCTAACCCTGCGTCTGTCGATCCATCTGCTCGGTCGGAGTGACCGTGAAGCATTGAGAACTTTCCAAACGCTCCGACGACTTTGTTTGCAGTATTGTCTGTGAGAAGCATAGGTGCGTTCGCCCACGCCCCATCGGGACTCGAGGAATAGTAAACCGCTCCCGTTCCATCACCTGTTCCAGCGAATCCTGCATTTACTCCACCACCTCCGCTGTGCTCATAGTTGCCTGGGAGTAGGCAATAATCTTCAGTGGTTGTTCTATCACCCCAACTCGAACCAACATCGAGGACGTTGACGAATCGGCACATGAGAACCGCTGGCCTGAGATTGGAATCTATATCAACTGGGATATAGCCACCCGCATAGACTCCCATGAGTTTTGAGTTCTCTGACCCATCTTGGTCCCAGATCAAAGCTCGGAAGTAGGTGTAGCTCTGTGCTCCGGTTTCATTTGTGAATGTATCGCTATTTGAACATGACAGGTAGAAACTGTCTTCTGCTGCAATAGACCATTGGACAATTAACTCTGCATCGGTTACTGCTGTTGAGACATTAAAAGTCTCCATAGCATTATCCCAACCCCCACTAAAACTCATTTGGGCTTTACCGTAATTTACATTACCACTTGCTGCATTCGTCTCAGCCAAAAACTTGACTTGCCAACGAGTCCCACCTTGTGAAGCGGTTACAGGCTCAATGACAATATAAGAGCCAATCCCGAAATCGGTTGCAGCAGTCGGTGTAATGAAACCACTTCCGCTGTTGATCGCATCTGTACCACCATTATTTACAAAGCGGACAATTCCTGTTTGCTGATTGGCTACGAAGTCATAAACGGACCAGAGAAAATCTCGCCAGTATCCAGATCCAGCACTGTAAATCTTATGCTTTTCAGCCATTTTTCATTCTCCTATGGCACATCTTCGCCAATGTCATCATATTCTGTATTCACTGGGGTGAGATCGTTGCTGTTCGTGCTCATGTCATACACACGAGCAGACGCATCGCTACTGTCAGAGCTATCCACTTCACCGGCCCCATCGTCACCATCACCCATACGCCACCAACCAGCCAGATTCGCAACTGAAGCATGAGAGTCCAGAGGTACAGGATGTCCTATCCCATAAATCTCGTCTATGTCATCTGCATCAAGCTCTTTGTTCCAGATCGAAACCTCGTCGAGACCGCCAGTCCAATAAGCATCCCCAACGCCGTTGATAGCCCAGACCCCAATTTGTAGAGGTTCAGTGTTCTGTATGGAATTGGTTGACAGTGTATCGTAAGACCATGTGGATGCCGTGGTATCCACGCCGTCAACATACATAGTGGTCCCGGCAAGGGTACCCGCACCGCTGAATGTTACCGCTACGTGATGCCACGCGTTGTCATGGATAGTGACCCCAGAAGTGTATGCAGCCATAGCTACACCGCCACCCCAGTTATTGTTTAGCTGACAGAATAGCTGACCATTGTAGATGCCCAAGGTGTAGCCTACGAAAGTTCCACCCGTCGCGCTCGTGGGTGCCTTTTTCAGAATGCCTTTCCAGCCAGCCGACCCAGTCTTCACCCAAGCAGAGATACTGAAGGTGGAATTGTAGTTGAAGTCATACGCTGCGTTATGCGCCGCACTTAGATACTCGTTCACTCCGTCCACATCTATAGCAAACGCATTCGCTGCCTCAAGCTCTAAGAATGACTTGAAACCGCACTGCTCGCCAATATTCTCAAGCGTGGGTGGAGACAGTAAAGAAACAATCGCCTCGGATGTGGTTTCCCCACCACCGCCCGTAGTAGACGCAGCCTTATTAGGTCCAAGGTTCTTGACTTGGATATTTGGGTTGTTTCTTTGTGGATTGATACTCATTACGGGGTCAGCCTGTTTACCTGCCCGTATAGGATAATCTCGTTCGTGCGTTCAGCATGGGCCTTGATGGTAAGGTTTCCGCCGATCATAAGACCAGCCACCACTAAAGTGAGTCCGTCTTTTGACGGGATGCTGATTGTTATTTGATCTGATGTGGCCGTAGTTCCACCGAACCAGATTGTGAGTGACGTTGCTACTGCCGCAGTGTTCTGGGCGTATATCCAGACCTCGTCCTCGACACTGACTGGAACCGTGTGAATCGTATCAGCGGCACCTGACGTCGTGGCGGCTACCGCGACTCCACGTCCGTAGGTGCTTCCTGTTAGAATATGCTTGCTATATGTCGCCATCTCGCTCTCCTAGCTGAAAATCTGAATCTGGATTATGTCGCTGGCACTAAGCGATGATGATGTGGGTGCCCAACTCATAACTCCATTGCCATCTGTCTTCATAAACTCACCGCTATTTCCAGTTCCATCGGGAAGAGTGAGTGTTACGCTTGCGGTGACCGCATCAGGTGCGGCGACTGTGATTGATTTCCCACCACTCGCTGCTGATTCCTTTAGAACAACCTCACCACCGCTCGACCCATCCGAGGAGGAATCAACTGTAAGTATTCCATCAGTGACGGTTATCGTGTCAACAGATTGGGACGAAATCTTAAATCCACCAATTCGTTCAAATGCCATTAGACAGTAGTCTCCGTTCGGTCATAGAGTTGGGTGAGTTTGACCGTGAGGTTTCCGCCGTTATTTGTCCAATCAACTCGAATGAACTGCCAAGGACGATCCAAGGATGCAACGGTCTTAAGATTTGTCGCTGCTATTCCATTTACAGTTTTAAGAGTGTACCAATCAGCACCGTCCTGTGACGCATCGATATTAAGAGTGACGGTATCCGTTGAGGTGATCAGGAATCTATGAACGTTAAAGTTATCTGGGTCAACGACAGAAGCAGACCCATCGGCATCTCCCGTAAGGGCCTGGAGCGTCGTGTCAGTGAAGTCAAATGCCATTTGCAGCCTCTCCCCTTTGATAGCCGCTATACTTTACACTCGACAACTTCTTGAGTCTAACGAAAACGCGGTAGACTTTTCGCGCATACCTTTTAGCCCGAGTGTAGCAGCGATTTCCACCGTTATAATGACACACCCATGCCTTCTTGCGTGACTCTTTTTTTGAAAACCTAGCCTTCCAGATCTTAAGTTTCGTTATTCCTTCCCTGACACCGATTTCTATGTTCTGGAGTTGCTTACAGGTGAACTTCGTGTACCTAAGATTGACCTGAAGTATTCCGCAGTCGCTCGTTCTGCTTTTTATCTTTGGATTCCATCGCGTTTCAACCCACCCAATGGATGCGACCAGCAGTGGATCTACATTCATTTCAGATGCGATCCTCCATATTGCCTCACCGGCAACCTCCATCCGTTCAACTGGGAGATTGGACTGTTGTCCGAAGATAGTCATTGCCAATATAAATGCTTTCACTGTCATGATCCCTCCCCACAACCGCTTGATTCGGATGACTGAAAACGGTGACCAACATAACTCCAAGAGCAGAGATCGTCTATTTTTGCACAATAATAGTCGATGCTATAGAGAACTGAGTCGCCAGATCTCTCCTCAGGTACGCAATCGTCAATGCACTTTTCATTGTACGAACCTTTATCGCAGCAATGCCGGTCCACCTTCTTTGACCATTCACAGCAAACTGCGCCCTGATCTGAAAGCAATCCACATGAGTCAGGCGGATCCACAGATGGACATTCCCCACCCCACTGACACAAAATAATAAGAAAAACTATTGGTATTGAATTCATCATACTCCTTTCACATTAAAGCCAAATGTTGATTGTCGGTGTCTATTTTCATTTATCCATACACACGCCATGCAAAGAGCGTCTGCAATGTCGTATTTTATCGGACCCTCAATCCGATACGACTTCTGTGCCCAAAGAACAGCATGATCCTTCCTTGCGTTTTTCCCGTGAACCTTGCTTTTGAGCGATCCTGCGCCAATGGCTGCTTGCCAGCTTGTGACGTTATAGAGAACAGGTGGACTCGATGACCCCATAGCTGAAGCCATGTCCACCCATGTCTGTTGCACTTGTGCGAGTCTTATCGCATCCCGATAATTTCTATGATGTGACCATGTTTCCAAAATCCACTGAACAGAAGACCTGTCCACTCCATCCAAAATCTCCTCGACAGAATCCCTCGCCCTCTCATACCACTCATTTCTCTTCTTACCCGGGAGTTTCGTTATTTTGGACCGAATGTGAACGGGTGGACCCGATTTCTCATATCCTACGAGAGCAAGACCAGTGGATGTGGCTGGGTCAATGGCAAGGACGTACTTCAAACACTAAACTGCCACAACCTTGGCACGAGTTGACTTTCGTATCTTGACAGATTTGTCTTCTTCAGCCCCTAAATCAAGCTCGAGTTGTGATACTGCCTCTACGATTTCAGCATGTTCCGGGATGGACGATCCATACCTAGCAAGGATCTCTGGATGGACTTTAATGGCGTTGTTCTTCTTGTAGACCATATAATCCGGCTGACCGTCGCGCCCTTCCTTTTTATGACCTTTCCAGTCTGCGAGAGAGTTAGCCACGAGCATTTCTGACTTCTTTTCATCAATTGTCTGGAAAACCGGCCCAGAGTAAATCATTGTGAGGTCAAACCCAAGAGCCTGAGCGACGTCACCCGCCGCCACTGTCTTGATTTGAACGCTTCCAGGCATCCGACTTGCTTCAATTATTGCAATGCGGCACTCTTTCAAATCCCCTCGGTGGCCATCAATGACCCCACTGACTAGGTTTTTTATTGAATCACTGCCTTCTTGTTTAGTTGGTTTCATTTATTCTCCCTTTTCCCTAGAGCCATTTCAGTTGCTAAGGGTCGCGCTGTTGTCGTGGCAAGACGAAAAGTAACATCAGAATCGCTACTTAGCTCCTCCATCTTGCTTTTCCACTTGATACGAGCTTTCTTTTCCATTTTTAAGTATCTTTCAACTTCAATTCGTAAATTTTGGTTCGATCCTCGAACTGGTAAATATTGTCCCTTCCCTCGTTGACTGTAGCCAGTCCAATTCCCAAACGCAGTCGGCCCGAACTCCCATGAGCTACTGTCCACACTATGCCAAGGGAGTGCCAGTATGTCGGACTCTAACCCAAACCCAAATCCATGAATCTTCTTAGGCCATACCCGTGAAAAGCATTGCGCTGCCCATTTTATTCGGCGCTTCTTGTCCCTAACTCGGGCCACGCCTCCAAGCGCGATCTTGTCGTAGTTATCGCCAAGGTGCTTTAGGTAATCTTCCGGTTCCCCGGCATGGTAGCAGGGAATCGCAGGAACTCCTTGCCTCCACATCTCTTCAGTATTTTTCAGAGTTGCCTCATGGTCGCCAATAACATCCAATGCAAATATCTCAACCAGCTTCTCGTCGGTTTCCATCAACTCCAGGCATTTTTCTATGTACTCCTGAAGATCAATGACTTTTCCACTATTGTGGGCGCTAAAGGCTCCGCTATCCATCACCCAGTTTCTGAAGTGATACTTTGATTTGCTGCGAAGGAATGGTTTCAGATAGTAAAATGAGCACAGAAGCGCAGGGGCATCAAGATCATCAGCCATTGCTTTTTTCATGGCCTCCGGGGGTCCTACATGAGCGAGGCGAACCGTGGGGCTTTCAGAAATTGAAAGACTTTTCACTAACTCCCTCCTTGAACCCATAGGGACGGCAAGTCTAACAGTTGGTGAAACTTCACTCACTGCTTTCCAAGTATTTCTCACACAGAATTTCCACTACTTCGCCATCCGATACTCGGCCCTGGTGTTGTTTTCTTATTACCCTGGACACTCCCTCAAATTTCTCAAACTGACCTTCGGTGAGTCTAATATTTGCCGCATGGGGAGATCCCCCTCCGGGGCTATCAAAATCATCCAGAGGCTCAATTTCTGCCGGTGTCCAGTCTGCCTCAAGTAAAGGCTCAAGCTCGTCTGCGCTAAACCCGAGATCCATCGAATCAAAAAGCTCAGTCAGATCACCAAGCTCCTGTCCTAATTTTTGCAAATCCCAGTCAGAAAGCTCTGCCGATCTATTATCTGCTATCTTAAATCCCCTGGCCTTATTCTCCTGCTCCTGCCCCGGTGCCTTGAAACGAACTGCGGCTATGTGAGTCCACCCAAGTGATTTGATTGCAGCGTCGAGAGTTCCATTTCCAGCAATTACTACCCCGTCCTTGACGACCACTGGCTTCTGTTGCCCGAACTCCCTAAGAGAGGACGCTATCGCATCAACGCTTCTCTTGTCGTGAAGTCGCACATTTGAAGGATCAACGGACACGCTTTGAATTGGAATTGTTAGTTTTTCCAAGTCAGGACTGCCTGCCCAAATCATTTCTGGTTTCTTTTCTGCCACTGTCATCTCACTCCCTCCGTTGCCAACCTTAGAAACTCCTCCCGAGCACCAGGATTATCCATAATCGCCCCCCTTAAAGAGCTTGTCGTTGTCATGCTTCCCGGTTTCCTGACTCCACGCATAGACATGCAGAGGTGCTCTGCTTGCAACAGAACCCCGACTCCAACCGCGCCCAAACGCTCCTCAAGAAAGTCTGCCACCTGATTTGTAAGATATTCCTGAGTCTGCGGCCTCAAGGCGAACCTATCGACAACTCTTGCCAATTTGCTGATTCCGCAAATCTTTCCATTTGGGTTGGGAATATAGCCCACCGCAGCCTTACCAGAAAATGGAAGAAGGTGATGCTCGCAAAAGGAATAGAACTGAATGTTATTCACAATGACCATTTGATCAGTCCCGTTTGCGGGAAATGTACTGAAGCTCACATCCTGACGCTCCTTAAACTCTTTGAACATTTTTGCCACTCGTTCAGGAGTTTTTCTAATTCCCTCTTCTTTGGATGGATCGCGCCCAAATTCCCGCAACAGGGATTCTACCGCCTCTTCAACTTTAGACATTTTCTTCACTCAACCTAACAATTAAAGGGTCCTTGATTCCTGCATCCGTGAATCCCCTATCCCTAAGAAGACAAGCGTGACACTTCCCACACGGAGGAACCTTTCCATCGTAGCAGGTGTGACTATATGAAAGAGCATCGAGACATCCCGGTATTTCCACAGCGAGGTCAACGGACTCCTTTTTTGAAAGGTTCATAAGGGGGGTGTGGATCTTAAAATGTCCCGATTTTCCAGTAATCCCAAGACCAAGAGCGTTCTCCATAGCATCTATGAACTCTCTGCGGCAATCAGGATACCCCCCAAAATCCTCTTCGCAGACACCAGTTACCAAGTTCAGTGCCCCATGAACGGCAGCGCGATTGGCGGCGATTGTTAGAAAAAGAATATTTCTTGCAGGAACAAATGTCGGCTCAATTCCACCGGGAAGACTTTCGGCGTCTTCGTATTTTCCAAGGGGGTTATCCGAGACCAATGGTGATGTTCCTGTAAGAACTTTTTTCAGGTCAATGTGCTCATACGAGACCTCAGCCATGGTCGCAATCTTTCGCGCAGCGTTGATTTCAACTGCGTGCTTCTGTCCGTACCCGATTGAAACTGCATGAACTTTTGTGAACCTTTTTTTTGCCCAATAAAGGCATGTGGTTGAGTCCTGTCCACCGCTAAGAAGCACCACCGCAACATTATCTTTCATCAATCGACTCCTATAGTTTTATGAGTTTGAACGCTTATGCGCCATTTCGGGTTGGTCCAAACGAATTCCAGCGCAAGGCCAGTAGACCCAGGGGTTCCATCGCAAGGCTGTACCCAGAAATCCACATCGGAACGAGAAAAACTCTCAAATTTCCCGTATGAAAGAGGATCGTACTGAGGATAGACAACCTTAACTTCATTAGCCCACTTAAAGGAAGTGCCCATCTTCTCAACAGGAACCTTGGGTGAAACTGTGATCCAAACCCCATCGCGAGGTTCAAATGGTAGATCCTGAGTTCCATTGGTTTCAAAAGCAACCACTCGAAACAGACCTAGCAAATCCTCAACGAAATCGTCATCTGCCTGTAAAAGAGGCTCGCCTCCCGTGACAAAGCATAAATGAGGAACTTGACCACGAATCTTGGACTTTATTTCTTTGCGAATTTCGGGCAGTGTCATCGAAACCCCACCCACGAAATCGGTATCACAGAACATAGGACACAGTGATTCAGTCCTAATAGCATCCCGCTCCCGGTCGTCCTCTCGCCCGTTCCATAGATTACACCCAGCCAACCTAAGAAGAATGGCGGGAGTTCCTGTAAATGAACCCTCACCCTGGATTGTATAGAGAATTTCTTTTACGCGATATGTCGACTCACTACTCATAACCACTTCCATAGTCTGCCCAGCAATTAGGAGTCTCATACAGTCTAACGTGGGTCACTTGAACTGGGTGGTCACTAAGAAGGTCATTCGATTTCACGAATAGTTCCTTAGCCATGTTCTCTGCTGTTGGATTGCCATTCATTTGATAGATCTTCCAATCGTTTTCTTCACAGACCTGAATCAATACACCATCATCACTATTTACAACAGTTCCATGATCCCAATAACTATCAATCCATCCACCGATAACAGTCTTTAACACAGAAAAATCTATTACACGTCCAAGTTCATCAAGTCCATCAACTGCGTGAGCAGTGATTTCGGCTGTATAGCGATGACCGTGAAGGTGTCGGCACTTTGACTCGTGCCTCATGACCCTATGGGCAGAATCAAATCCAATCTTTCGAGTACATGTGCTTGGCATTATGTCGTGCTCCTACAGAATCACACTCTGTCACGGTTTCCTATCCGAATCAATAGACTTTGAAACGTCCCTGTTGAATTCATACTCGTCCATGTTCCCGCAGACATACTTGGCGACGTTAGCCCATAACCATGCAAGCTTCATCCTGCACCAGTCCAACGAAGGAACTCCCCTATCATGGTGTGACGAGTGACACAACCGACACAACGGAATCACCATACTGTCAGGATTCTTCAATCCCATTCCCCTGGAACCAACATGGTGAGCGTCTGATGGGCCTTTCCCGCAATAAGAACAAGGAAGCCCCCGTATTACCACGAGCCAATCCTTATCCTTCATCCATTTTTCATATTTAGGCATCTTCATTCACCCTGTCTGCCCTTGCAAGCATCCTTTCCACTATTTTTTCAGCAATCTGGTCCGGGGGGAGTCCTTCCCTTTGACTTCTTATTATTTCCAATTCCGTCACGCATATCGTGAGGCGTTTTCCTTTTGACTTTCCTGGCCCTACCGAAAGAAAAATCTCACCACATTCAGTATATTCTGCCTCAACGATAACCCCAGCCGAGCAGAGGATTTCGTGTATCTTTTTCGATGCACACGCCAGAACGATGTCAACGCCCCCGATTCTATTTTTTTGGTGTTCCACGAGCGCAAAGCCTATCTATGATTTTTTGACGATAAGGGGATTCCTTGGACACTTCCAACTGATTTAGAATGGCTTCATCCTTATAGACTGCTCCAGGTTCCGATTCATTGCTTTCCTTAAAGATCCCCCCATCACTTCTAACGATTTCAGCACCTATTCCATCCTTATCAACAAATCTCTTGTGGAGCTTTGCCATGTAGATGGTCTGCTTGTAAGACGGAAACCATGGTATCTCAGCAACTCCGCACTCACTTAACGCTCTTTCGCAGTCAATCACGAAGTCCCACGCATTTCGACTCCAGTGTTTGATCTTTTGAATAACGCTTTTCTCAGATAACTCCCTAAGCATTATCCCGTTTTCCCTGCTGCTTGATATGGGTGTTTCAAACTGCCATGAACCACCGCGGCCATCTTCATTGGTCCTCCAATAGCAGTACTCGACATCCTTACCGTTGATTCTGAGAGCGGACATTGATCCATTCTCAAGCAAATCACTTTCAAGTATTGAACTCCAGTGCAGAATCGCAGATTCTTCACTCTCAAACCAAGCTCGATTGACCATCGACCCAGCGGACCACACTACTATTTCAAACGTTCTATCCATCTCCAACTCCCTTTCCCGCGAGAAAATCCCCGCATATTAGCTCAAGCGCCCTTGAACACGATAATGAACTCTCCTCTGGCATCCCAGAGACTCCTTTGACCTTCCTAAGTGCCCTGTGAACTATCTCTCTTTGCGAAACCGTAAGCCTGACTTGGAAAGACACCCATGGATCGTCCTCCGAGTGTCCAATTGCGGCTAGATCTTGAGGCAAATCTTCAGTGACGTACATGACCCCGTCCTCCAAAATATCACACCCAACAAGAAACCTTTCAGAGCACCCTGAACACCGAACAACTATGCTTTTTCCACGCGAGCCTGTCGGTGACATCCCAACCACGCCACATGACCGACACACCAAATCCACTAAGCGTACCTATTCTCAATGACTAACCCTTGTTCAATTGACCAGTTATACGCTTCCTCGAATGTCTTAAAAACACCCAGCCACCTTCCAGGAAACCCATCAACTGCAACGACAGAGAACCTGTTTTCCATTATTCGGTCGACTGTTACATTTTTCACTGAATCAGGTATCTGGGACTCGACTTTCATTTTAGAAGTCATGTCAATTCTATCTTTCATTGAATCAATTGAAACAACTCTAAGAGGCGTGGGTATCCTTCCAATGCTATAAGATTGTGATTCAGGGCACAGTGAGTAGCTATAAGAATCGCTTTCCATTGTTGGTGTAATCTTTACCACTGAACCAGTTGATTCTATTACGATTTGAACGTCGTTACCCTCGAATGAAATGGTAACTGGTTTTTCACTATCTAAGATCATCTAGTTGTCTCCTGCTGCGAACATTTTATAGTCAACACCGTACCCGTCATTGGTGTCATCAACTAACCCAAGGGAAGATTCACTGAATTTGCAAGTCATTCTTGCGGGAATTGCAACGGTATTCCCTGTCCAGCGTCTTTTCTCCACCCTAAGGATCTTCTTTTTGGTCTTTTGATCCTCTGGGTCAACTATCAAAATATTATAGGCCAGTTGCTTGATTTTTGACGATCCACGAATGTCACCCATACGGATTCTTCTGGGACTTCCTTTCTTGTCAATTGACTCAACCTTGTTGGGATGTGCTCCCAGTATCCCATGGACGTGGAATTTGCTTACCAGTGAGTCAAATGCCATGACTGCCTGATTTATCGCTCTGAGATCGTCGACATCCATAACGACATAATCAAGGTGGTCCACACTAAGAACCCCAACACCGTGTCTTCTTGCACAGTATTCAAGCATCCCACCAAGTTCATCCATACTGACATAGCCTTTCTTCGGGACTATAAATGCTTGACTTCCAAGGTTTTTTATTCTCCCGGGTGCTTCTTTTTTGTCCTCGGCACTCATCTTATGGACACTTTCACCAAGGATCTGACTTGCCCACCGAATAGCAACTTCGTGAGGGTGTAACTCAAGACAGGCAAGCATCACTCCTACGCCGTTTTTCACTAAATTAGTGCCTAGACCCATTTGAGTGACTGTCTTCCCTGCACCAGTGTCACCACTAACGACAGTCCATTCACTTCTTCTTAACCCGCCGAGAATTAGATCCAAGTCATAAAGACCCGTTGACCAACCCTTATTAAGCGCACCGCCTTCTGAAACAGCGGCGTCGAGGGCATCGACCAGGGATATTACTTGTCCCATTCCCATTGCAACCGCAGTGTCCACCGCCGCAAGGACCTCTTTTTCAAGTCCAGCGCACAGACATTCGTTTGCGTCCTTTTGAGGAAGGTTCACCCGATAGCATCTGTAGGGACCAAGGGACTCTGCAACTTTCCTAGCGCCTGAGTTTCCTGACTTATCCATATCAGTGCAGATATAGATATCGTCCACCTTTTCAAGCATTGCCTTGATTTCATCTGGGATATGACCCGCCCCAGCGGGAAGGCTCACTGCTGGGGTAAGACCCATACACTCGAGACTAATCGCATCGAGTTCACCCTCTGCGATATAAACGCGCTTCCATTCACCAATAAGACTGTCAAGGTTATACAAAGGTGAAGGACAGTCAGAAACCCGCTGAAACGACTTTTCTCCCTCCATGGACCTGTATTTTATAAGAACGGTCTTTCCTTCAGATATGTATGGAATTGAAAGCCAACGACGACCTCCCTTGGTAACCATTCCGAGTTGATACCTATCTATTGCTTCCTCGGGTATGGACCTTGATTCAGTAAGCCACTTGAGTGAGTACTCGTCCTCTTTTAGGTTTCTCACCCACTTTTTCTGTTTTTCATCATGCCCCTTCAGTTTCTCAGGTTGCTTTGGCATCCTTATCTGGTTGCTCAGTTTTATATCCAACCCGTCTGTTTTCGCCATTGGGGAAATTGGAATAAGATCACCAAGTCTTTTTTTCAGCAGATATAGATTTCCTCGCTCCTGACAGTCGTTACAGATGAAAACCCCTGTTTCATCGCAGATATAGAACCTGCGTTTTTCCTTAGTGGTAACCGCATCACATATCGGACAGTCAAGGACATAGTTGACCTTTCCCTTAATGCGTTGCTTTTGCTTTATTTCCCAGCCTTTGCTTTCGATGTAGTCGAGTACCTTGGACATCTACTCGACCTCTTTTGTTTTCATAATCTCTCTGGACATTTCCTCGAGTTCATCGGTGCTTTTTGCGTCAGGTGGTGTTTCTTCAAACGGTCTTTGTTTTGATCCCAGATCTGTGTCCCGATCTCCACCACCAACAAGCCTTTGGGCAAATCCAATAGGGCACACCATTCCCTCTGGAAAAACCCAAAGGTGGTACTGGTTTGATGTGTCAACAAGGTTGCTTTCTGCGGGGTAGACCTGAAGACCGAACCTCTCGTCGCCACAAAGCTCATTCTTGATCCGCTGAAAGTCTCGCCAGTCATGGCAGGACTCTTTGTCTCTCCGCTTGATACTTAGCCATGAAAGACTTACGCCTGTATCCTGAAGCATTGGGACATTCTCATACTTGATAACTTGATAACGACTGTTGATCCAACATGTTACCTCGTCGGGGTCCATTGAATCATGAGGTGTTGAAACCGCCTTACCCGCTGCCGTGTCTGGCAGTTTTGCTTGCTTAAACGATGTCCACGGAACCATTTCAGGTGGAAGGGTTGCCATTTGCTCACCCTTCACTTCCATGACCATAGATCCATCGCCCTTAACGTAGATCGTTATATCCTCTTCGGTTATATCCTCTTTGAGTTGTCTTTTTTCAGCCCTTCTGAGCTTTGATTTCTTTCCCATTTTCATCTCCTAGATAATCAAGTTGGTTATGAAATCCATCAAACGGCGAAAATCTAACGCACGCTTGATCATTTCCTTTTTTCAGTGGTAGGTTCGGTTTATCAAAAACACACGCCATCCCATGCTTTCCTTGCCTATAGAAGCACCACGCGCACGTTGCAACTTCAGGCCCGATTCCACGGATTTCATGCGGTGATTTTTTCGGTTTCCTAGCCATTCAACGCACTTCTCCACATTTCCTCTAAATCCACTTCACTCATTTCACTGTGCCAAGGTAGAACCCTGAACTCCCAATCGCGACGAGTTCTTTTTAGTGATCGAATCCGACGCCGAGCAGAATCACTATCGTAGAACACAGAATATCCACTGTAGTAAGGTGCCACCATCGTAGTCTTGCTTACTTTGTGCCTCATCATCACGAAAAACAGTTGATTGAATTTGTTAAATAAACTCATTCAGACACCTCCAGCCGACGAGATATAATGTCAGAAGCGCCCTCTATGGCCCGGTCTATGCCGTCAAGGCGTTCGAGTGTCGACATTTCCAAGCTATCAACCAAGTCGTCTAGAAAAAAGATTGCCATCACCCTATATTTTGCAGGGGTGGATATGAGTCGGACCATTCTTTGATCAATCAAAACCCAAAGACCCCTTTCATCCTCATTATTTGAACGAGACCAATGTAACGACACGTCGTTCATTTTCACTGAAACCGTTGTGTCTGGGAATCGTTCTCGCAAACTCCCCTCAACCAACACGATCTGCTTGGTGAGCACATCCATTTTTTCCCTGAATCCGACAGTCACTTCACTCATCACTCACCTCCTTCATTGGTTGAGGCCCTGAATC